CAGATTGTTATGCTGGAAATTGTGATCCAAGGTTTGCAGTATTTGCATCAGCGGTTGCAGAAACTAGGGCCGAAGGAAGAGCATTAAGAAAATTACTTAGACTACGCAAAATAATTGCAGCGGAAGAAGCTGGCCTTGTTCCAGCCGAAGAAAACGGGTCTAACGGAAAAATAACAGCTACTCAAATGAGTTTTATCGAAACTCTGTGTAATAGGAACGATATCAATGTTCCTGTTTATTTGGGTGACTCAAAAAGCTTCAGCTTTAGTGGTAGGTTGGAGGAAGTTCCTTATAGGTCAGCAGTGGCTATCATAGCCCATCTATCTGAGCTTCAGCGTAATAATGCATCGATTAACCCTAAGTATAAGGGTTATAACCCCAATTGGAGAAAGTAATGAAGGCTATTGTACCTTTTAAAATTTGCACTGTAGAAATTGAATCTGAGTCTGTAAAAGATCTTTTTAGAGAAATTGCAACTCTTGCTGAAGTGCTCAATGAAGAAAAGTGCGGTGTTTGTGGTGAAGAACACATTGTGCCTAAAACAAGAAATGTAGAAAAAAATAAAAAGTTTTATGAATATTTTGAGATGAGTTGTTCTAATCCAAAATGTAGGGCAAGGTTAAACTTTGGTCAAAAGCAAGACGGTTCTGGAATTTTTCCAATTCGTAAGCTTGATGCTAATGGCAAGCCAGACCGTGAAAATGGGTCATACGGCTCGCATAATGGTTGGTCTAAGTACAAGGGCGGTAATGTAGATGAAGTGCCTTAATATCGAATCTATGACAATAGATGATATAAAAGAAGAACTCCTTTGGCTGAAAGGCTTTGATGCCGATTGGTCAAAGGAGCTTTATAATTTGCTTAAAAAAGAACTATCTATTAGAGATATTCAAGCTCAACCCAAAGAGCATACTGAGTCTTAGATCCAATCGTATCTGGACTAGCAGAAAGTGCTAAGTACCAATCATGTCTACTATCAATAGTGTTAGAACCACTTGGGCTTAATCCTGATGTACCAGGAGAATCTGTAAGGGTCATATAGCCAGTTCCTGCTGGCGTTGACCAAGTATTGCTTCCAGAGCCAATCAAATCTTCATTTGAAGCTGGATGAATCAATTCTGCAACTTTGGTAGTAACACCGCTTGCTTCATTAGATATACTTGTCCTGTCATAAATTCTAAGTTTTGTATTTTGAGTTTTTACCCCAGTGGTATGGGTAAATCTAACATTTAAAGTGGCAAGACCATTTGCTATTGTTCGTAAGTGCCTTGCAGCACTACCGTTAGGATAACCAGATGCAGTGTTAAAATACTTTATATTTTTGGCTTTACCGCCATTTGTTGCACCTTGACTATCGGTTATATAGGTATCATCCTGATATTGTCCAACAGCAACAGATGACCCAAAACCGCTAGACCCATAAAAACCTATACCGCTAGATATAATGTTTTCAAGAGAAGCATCGCCAGCAAAAAAACTAATTGTAGCCATATTTTTTCTCCTATGTACATAATATTATACACCAGTTACAACCACAGTTCCAAGTTTATATTCTACAGAAGGATCTTGTGTACCTTTCATTGTTGAGCAATTATAAGAAAGAGTCCAACTATCAGGATAATTAGTCCAAATACCGTTTAGTATTACTGTTTTTGAGTCTATTAGTTGTCTATTGTAATGATCTTCTTGAAAATAAGCCCCAGGTGGAAGTGAATGGAAATACGAACAACTAGTTGTTCCATCGGCTTCTTGTGTATATCCACCCCATGTGTTACCGCAACAGGTATAAGGATTCTGGTATTGGTCTTGGCAAGGCTCAGGAGGTTGGACACCGCAAAAACCAGGAACCGAAGGAGTAAAAAAACTTAGTCCAAAACCATATTGATAACCACAACTTTGATATACAGACAAAAATAGTTTTTCAGATTTATTTATTACGGTGAAACTAGCTATGCCACAATCTACATATTCAACTTTTGTAGTTGTCTCACCTTTACCATATGATTTACAATAATCTAATGGAAATTCTATTACTGATTCAGTTATATAGCTTGCTTGCCCATTTATAATCCAAGTTGATCCATTCGTTGCATCTGCACCACATGGATCAGTACAAAAATATCTTAGTTCTACCCCATCTGGACCGTTAAAGTATTTGCTTGGTACATCAACAATAATCATAGGCCCAGTTGGTTCATCCCATTTTACAGAATGAATTATTTCTGGCTCAGACCAGTCTTGTACATTGTAATAATAGAGTCCATTTTCTTCGTCTTGGAACAAAGTTGCTTTTGTGAATTTTGCCCATAATTGACATTCTCTTTTAACATTATCTTGTTTTTCTTCAAGGCTAAAAATTGAAAGTACATGTGCTGGATTAACTCCACCTGGAGCACCTAGCCAAGCTGAACTATCTCCATCCCAATCTTCAACAAGATATCCAGAAAATACTGAACCAGAAAGTCCTGATGTAACTGAACCATATCCTGCTGGTGTACCACTTCTACTCTGAGCTTGCCACCCTATATCTCCAGCCCAATAAAGATCTCCATTTTCTTTAAAAGTTGCATTGTCTGCTATGTACTGTGAACCATTTCCTGGACTAATTAATGGCAACCATGTTAGCGTTGACATTGGTTTTGGGTATTTCCTATGTATCCAAGGAGCAATTTTATAACCCATGTTATATGAAAATGGATAAGTGTCAAATGATTCAACTTCAGCATTTGGATCATTCTTTGGCACTCTGCATTTACAACCACCTGGTGTGCAACAATTACATGGCATATTAAAACACCTTTATGTCATTTTTCTCAAGGACATCAACCAATTGAACAAACTTTTTAGTCAAAGCTTTAAGCTCTGCTCTTAGTAGTTTAACTTCCAAATTTGGAAAACTTGAGCCAAAAACCGCTGGAGGAAGAGGTTGTGTTGAACATTTTGCAACACTAACACTTTTTGTCCATATATCGCCACCACCACTAACATAACCATCACCAGGACTTTGTGGGGAACATACAACAGCTTCAACAACAGTTACGCATGTTGGGGCAGGAGTAGTTGTTGTAGTACTAGTTGTAGGATCAGGAGTTGTAGTAGTGGTACTGGTTGTTGTACATATTGGATCACATTGAGCATTTTGTGAATCTGCTTGTTGCATACAATCATCTAAATTTGTATACTCTCCCGATTCACCAGTTTCACAACTTCTACATGTGTAACAAGTGCTTTGATCACAACCACCAGTAATCTTATAGCAACCTTGACATCTTGGGTCTTCAGAATCAGCTATTGCTCTTGCAGCTTCGCAACCATTTTCACAAACTCCATCGATTAATGTTCCTGGATATCCTCCAGTGCCATTTGGTGCTGTTGAACAATAATGACAAAATGTCTCTTCATTTTGATATAAGTAGTATGTATCACAAGGTGCTGGCGTAGTAGTAGTAGTACATGCTGGTATATTTGCATTTTGCTGATCCCTATCCATATTACAATTTTCAACTTTATTTGGACCAGTATATTCTCCATTTGCATCATAATAACAACTAAAGCATGGATCATCAAAAACAAGTGTCATTGAGCAACCAGCATTAAGTCCTGGTAAATATGATTCGCATTCAGCTAGTGGGTATGGTCCTTGTAAAACAAGTTCGGCTCCACAATCTGCACTACAGTTATAACACTGTGTTCCCACTCCTGTTTCAACAACACAATATCCTGGTGGTGCAGGAGTAGTGGTTGGAGTAGTAGTTGGGGCACTAGTAGTACTAGTAGTATCAGGATCTTCATGCCCCTCACATTCTGAACCCTCTTCTGGCAAAATTACTTCTTTTGCAAGACCATGCCAAAACCACAATGTATTTATGATTGGAACTATTGTTCCATCTGGACATGTTGTTATACCATCAACATATGGCACACCTTCACTCATACCAAATGTTCGTATGACATCTACAGACTTATGTTCTGGACATTCTATTGTTTTGCCATCATCCTGTCGTATCGGGACTGTGTAAATATCTGTTACATGTTCTGTTACTTCAAAATCTGCATAGTAATTATATGCACTTTTATTCTCTCCCTCTGTTGGGACACCACTTGTGATGTTGATTTTACAATTTGCTTCTTTTGGACATAATGCCTCATATATTTTTGCTTGTACTTTTAAATCATTGTATCTAGGTATTGAACCTTCGCCCTTTATATACCACCTATTGTCAAAAACAGAATAGTGTGCAAGAGTTTGAGTATTTCTTATTTGAGGTTTGCTTGAAAGATTATAGACTTGAACATACTGATTACTCAACAGATCATTAGTATACATTTGCATAAATGCATACGAAAGTCTTCCAGATGTATTGCATGTGAAATTGCTTCCTGCAATATTATTCGATGATTGCACCCTAACAACATCATGAGAAGTCCACACACCCCTTGCTGAATCCCATACAAGATCAACTGGGCCAGTTAGTTTGTTTTGTGCTGCTTCCCAAGGAGCATTTGGAACAACATAAGGATCTGGAGTAAACTTGTGTGTTAAACCATAATCATTGATAAATCCTTGATCTGCATTTGGTACAACATAACCTGACCAAAGATCAACTCCCCATCCAGAAACCATCAGTGGTCCACGAAGAGCAATAGCATTAACATCTATAGGTTGAGAGCCAGCACCTACAGATCCTGCGGTTGAAAAATATTTTGTTGGTTCATTATGATTATCCCAATAGTTTTGATTACAATCTATCAATGTGTCAAAATGACAAAATCTTTTAAAAGGATTGTATGTTATAGATGTTGGAACTTTACCTTGTCTAATATCAACTAATTTATCGCCTCTTTCATATTGTGGATCTCTATAATTTGTAAATTTTTGAGTAACTAAAACATCTGGTGTTACTGGCCAGCAATGTGGCAAGTATCCAGATGTTGATTCAAATGCTCCACCACTATTTGCAAAATTATTTCTAAATGGAACATATAATGTATCCATTGATGCGACTGCTTTAGAATTTATTTGTACAGAATCAAGCTCTTTATCAGCAAGATCTTTCATTGATTCATTTTGCTTATATGATGCACCAAGAGTTTTTGTTCTTGAGTACATACCAATACCAAAATATGCACCAGGACCAGCATTAGCTATACCAATACCCATAACCATTAAAGCATGTGGACTCATTCTGTCATGTCTTCGACCTAAAAAGTCTAAGAAGAAAGATCTTATCTTACCGCCCATTTCTGAACGATTTGCAGACTGTTGTCGTGCAATTGTGTCCATATAGGCTTTTAAAATATTTCTTCTGTCTTCATTTTGTCTTGCTGTTTGTTGCCTCATTCTATTTATTACAATTTCTGATGTTACACCAAATCTTGGCGTAAATGTTCTAAAAGAGTATTGGGTTGTTACTCCATTAGGACCATAATTTACACCAACAGATGTTACAATAGCACCGTTTTTAACCAACTCATCTCCAAGACTATGCTCTGGAGCAGATACCATTGTCAAGCTTCCAGTTTCAAACTTGTCAATTGGTTGTATGTCTTTTATTTTTTTTGAAAAAACTTCTCCTAAATTTGCACCTGAGCCAAATTCCCAAGGTGTAAGGCTTGAATCATTTTCAACTTTAGTAAGACCACCTTTACCACTATTCATGTACCAAGGACCATATGCATCATTAGTGGTAGCAACAAGACCTATTGCCATTAATCGTGGAGTGATTGGTATAAATCCAACTTTGAAAAGATCAGACGAACCTATCTGAGTTACCCCATTAAATATCCCAAAAAGAAATCTTGCTAATGGATCATGCCCAAGTTCTGATCTTTCGTTTTCTGGACCTAGTAAAAGTACAGATTGTGGCAAAGAAACATGAATATGTTCTTTTCCATCAACCATGATATATTTATCAGAAACGGTCAATTTTAAATAAATGTAATTTCCTAGCACATAGCAGTCTGCACTTGTGTCATCTATTTGATATGTTCCTGGTGTTGCTTGTATGACTGCCCAATTTTGCAGTTTTCCTTTGGGGTCTTTAAATTGTCCATCAAATATTGGTGTTGGAATGCTTGCAAATGGACTAGAAACAACTTGAGTTGGGTCCATCCACCCACTTTGAGATGGAAGAATGTTGTATGTTCCATTTTGTTCATCCGTTAATGAGTCTTGTGGTGATTTTTTTTCTAGTTTATTTCTTACTGTTAATCCTCCAGTTTTGCTAGTTTCACCATCAGGACCGATGTTATTCGCTCTTCCTTTAAGATTAGAACTACCCCCACCATTTACTTGAACTAAAAATTGTTTTCCCCAATATGTTTCACAATAACTTTTTAAATATGAATACAATCTTGCTGCTCTTCTTACGCCAATATCATTTTCTTTTTCTGAAAAATATCTTCTTAATGTAGTTGTACCAGCACCACCAAAACGGCTCCAATAAAGACGATCAGCATCCCAATCTCTAGCCCCTCTTAAAAAAATATTTGCATATCTTCCTGGTTCATAAAGTTCAAGATAAAATTCCCAAGATTCTTGAGAACCCATAACACATTGTAATTCTAAAGAATTTGTTAAGTAATAGTTACCGCCTTCTATATCTTCAATACCAATAGCTGGAATATTTATGTTTTCCATTACTTCTAAAGTGTAAGCTTGTCCTAGAAGATTATAATATGTTTTAACCTCATAATTAATTTTTGTCTGAGGGGTTCCATTTATGTCAACACCCCAATAGTATTTAATAACTGAATTTGGATCAGTATATGTATCAAAACCTCTATCGAACAATATGGTTTGTTCTTTTGCCCCACCCCACACAACAAAATTACAAGTAACACCATTTGCTGCTTCATTTCCAGCATCCCAAGATATGCACTTTTTATTTTTCGCCATTGTCTTTATGCTATCTACAACTTTTTGATTGGCTGCATCTTGTGCAAGAGATTGCAATTTTATCCTAAAAGTTTTTCCTTCTAAAACTAATCTCCACATATGACCAGTAGCATCACATATTTGTGAAACAACATCTAGCAAGCCAACTTTTGGCCCAGGTATTCTATAGTAATCAGGAAGACCTGTTAATATTGCAGATATATCAACGCCATATCGTTCATTGCCACTTCTAACCCCACATATGCCAGACAATGCTCCAACGCCAGCAACAAATGCATTAACACTCATTCCAGATGCATTTGAATTTGCTAGTCCATAACCACTTTTTTCATAATATCTAAAAACATTAAAATAATTATCAACTAAACAGTCACCATCATCTTTATTTCCGTAAAAATTTCCAACTACACATTGGACATTTCTTAAGATTTCTTTTCCCTCACTTAATGTAGCTTCATAAGTAATTCCACCGCTACTATGCCTTTCTACAACCCTATCTAAAAAACCAACAAAGGTAAATTTTCCTTTAAAACTAAAGTCCATAGCTTTACCAATAGTGTAAGACTCTATAGTCTGACCATCTTCGGGAGCCATTTTTACTGTTAAAGTTGAACCAGCATCATTCCATCCAACACTAGATGAAAAATCTATAACCTTAAGACCAAGAAATGTTTGAACATCAAATGCCATTTTGTGACCCGCCAATAAAATTGTTTTTAAACAAATTCCCCACCATAAGTCCAAGTAATACTTCTGGTAACTTTTCCAGTTCTTTCATCAAAAGTCATTTCATCTTTATCAACAAAATAACTGGTTCCATCTGAAGGCTTATACTTACTAACGGATGGTTCATTATAACCTCCATCCTTATATATTACCGTAATGTTTACAGACAAACTACCCTGTTTTTTAGTTCCAAATCTTTGTAATATTGGTCCTGACTCTTTTCCAATTGCTGCAATAGAAGCATAAAATTCTGTTGGTACATTATCAGTTATATCTACAGTCCTATAAATCTCACCATCCTCTTCAATTCCACCAGAAGCATCCATGTTTACCGTTATGGTTCCACTTATAATGTTCCTTGAAACAGAAATAGATTTTATTTTATCTGTGTCAGAACCTTCATAGGAATCTCCAATTTCTGGAATTGTCATTGTTGAAAAATATGCGTTTGCGTTTGCGTACTTATCTCCACCTCCTTCACCAGCAAGTCCTTTTATACTTATTTGTTTTGAGAAAGTTTTATAAATTGAGTCAGAAGATTCTTTTATAGAATATGTTTCTTCAACTAAAGCACTTGTATTGCATACAGTCCAACTTTCTGTGCATTCAACTGAGTTTTTTTCAGTGTTAACTGTATAGTTAGTCGTTTTATTGTAAGCCGAACCTGTTGTGGCTGGCAAATAACTTGCACCATCAGTAAAACTAGATGAAGCTGGCAATTTTGCTATAGCTAATTGATAAGTTGCAGTTTCAGAACTATTTAATGTAATACTTCTAGATCTTGTTACTTTTACAAATCTGTTATACTCATCTGCTGGATCTAAAGACCAATTTTCATCAACATCTTGTGATTCAAATAAAACTTTTTCAAAAACTATTGTGTAATCAGCAAAAACATTGCTCGCATCAATTTGATAAGATTTTGATTTTAATTTCACCTTACCAGAAAGAAAAGGGGCACTCATTGTTCCAGTAACAAATAGATCATTTACAGAATGAACAACCAATCCTTCTATTAGTGAATGAGCACTATTTATATAACCAAGTCTTCCTTTTTCATCAGCTTGTGCAAGATCTACAACTACCCCATTTTGTTTTTCAAGAGAAAGTGCTTTTCCCTTTAAGGTTACTGTTAATACGCTCTTTTTTACTTTGCCATTTTCTTTAAATTCATTTTCTGTTTGTGCTGTTACAAACGGTGTTGGAATTATAGTCGTTCCATTAAGGGTGATTGCCATTTATTACTCCCATATAAAAACTGTGGTTCTTGTTTTTTTACCAGCAGCAATGTTTCTTTGTACATTGTCAGATTCGATTATATAATCAGCATCTGGAGCATATTCTAGCGTATTTAATGTGGGATCAGTAAGAGAAACAGCTTCTATTGTTACAGTTTTTGTATGAACTTTTTTTATACTAATATCTTGAAATAGTGGTCCTTTTCCCCCATATATTGTTTGATGTGTTACATATGTATCTGGTGGATTAGCTTCTGGACCCATTTGTGTTATATTTACCTTTCTAGTTTTTGATCCATCTGCTGGTTTAGGATAATCTTCTATTTGATAATCGTAACTAATTATTCCTTTAATCTGATCATGAGTTTCTGATGTTGATAAAATTGTAACATCTTCATAATCTGCGATTATTCCATCCTTAACAGTTTCCCACAAATCAGATGCTGGACCATATCTATCATTATCTCCACCGTTTAATCCTGTTATAGTTCCACTGATTGAAGTTGTTCCCCTAAAAGAATTAGAGTCGTTCTTTTCTGTTATTGTTTGATCATGACTTGCTAATGCAGATTCTCCACTAGCTGGATCATGATATGATAATTCAACATCAGCAGAAACTTCACCAGTTAATACATTTAACCTATAAGACAACTTTCTATTGTGTGCATTGCTAAATGTTCCATCAGTAGCACCACTTATATCATTTGGTATTGTATCGGCTATGTTTGCATCGACTTTTGCTTTGGCTTTTTTCCATCCAGCAGTCCATCCACTAGCATCTTTTATGTCTTTACATTTTGCAGAAATTTTATGAGATACTTTTGTAAACCTTTTATCTTCATCATTTATTTCTACAGTCCAAGACTCATCAAAATTTAAGTTTATCTCATCTTTTGATGGAACTTTTACCCCATTATATGTAAATGAATCAGCTTCCATTTCAATGGTGTAATCTGAATAATCAACCCAAGTTCCTTCATCAAAAGAAACAGATTTTATCCTACCGCTACAAGAAAATGTGCCAGTTCCATTCCTAGATGTAAATGAAAAGTCTTTTGTTTCACCATCTGAACTATACGCACACTTTGAATTTATGGTTTGTTGTTGTCCGAGTATCCAAGTGTGTTTTGTAGCATTTTTTGCACTTTGAGAAGCTACTATTTTTCCTTTTACAGATATGTTAAAAAGATACTTTGATAGCTTTCCACTTGTCAAAAACTCTGTTTGTTGAGATACGCTTACTGATTGTATTGGGTCTAATTGTAAGCCATTGAAAATTGCTGGCATTTTATACCTCGTCTACTTTTATGTACATGTCCATATCGGCAAAGTGGTTTGTGTAAAAACTAAGCCCATGTATATATAAATACAGTTTATTGTCTGCTCCTACTACAACATTTGGAATGCTTAAATTAACAGAAGAATTTAAATTGTCGTGCCCTTTTTGAAATAAGTCCACATAATTATTTAAGGATGCTTTACCTTCTGTAAATAAATTCATAATATTTGCATAATGTTCATTATCTCTAGATACAAACAAGTCTATTTGCCCATTATTTGGCAGATAACCCTGAGATGTTCCAGTTCCTTCTATGTAAAGTGTTTTCTCTATGGTTTTTCCCAAAATGTCATTAAACAATGTTAGATTTAAATAATTTTCAATATTTTTCTTAATTGTTAAAGATTGTGTATACAAGCTCATACCACTAGAAAGATCACCTATTAATGGAACTTCCATATATAAATTTAGACTTTGCTGTTCAGAGCTTCTAACAAAAAGATTCATTCCTCTATAAAATATTCTTACTGCCTCATCGCCTTGCATATAAAGGTTTGTTTTGCCATTGAAAGCTATTCTTTTTGGTCCACTAATATAAAGAGGCAACATTTTTTGCGGATCTTGTTTTAAAAACAATTGCATTTTGTCATCAACTATGCATTTTACAAACATAGTTAAATTTGATTGCATGTTTGAAATTATAAATAATGGCATTGAATTTTCTGGAAATGATTTAGTGAACAACCTTCTGATTCTTGTGCTTCTTCCAGCACCTTCTATGAACAATGTTGATGTATTTGAATAAGCACCTCTAACATATAGATTTTTTAAAGAAGTATTTTTAGCATTTGATTTAACAAACAAACTTAATGCAGAGATAGGGTTTGACTTTAAAAACATCGTCATGGTTTTAATATAATCTTTATTTCCATGAGTAAATAAGCTTACATTATTTTCTTCTGCGTTTTTAATAAACAATGAAACATTTGGTATTCCAACATTTATTGAGTCCAAAAAATAAATTAGTGAAAAGCTGTCACTTATGGCAGGAGTTATACATGGGTTTGTAAACCTTAAAGTAAAATCTCCACCTGGATATATTTTTAAATTTGAAAATGTTGCTATACCATCTACGGCTTGAACCATAGTTGTACCAACAAATGTTCCTGTTCCAGTATATATTTCTGCTGTAACTCGTAAATTAGAAGAAGTTACTACTTGATTGTAAGCATCTCTAACCTCTATGACTGTAGCACCTAAAGCAACATTGGTGTAAGTGCCTGTTGGTTGAGTAGTTATGACTAATTGTGTTTCAGTAGTTATCTCATTACAGTAGATAGTTTGTATTTGTGCTATTTCTGTAGAATCAATTGCTTCGTCATATATTCTTAAATCATCTAATTGATAGCCACTAGAGGTGTTGGTTATAAAAAATAAATTTGTATTATCAACTATTCTCTCTGTGCTAAACGGTATTGAATAATCTAATGTGTCTGGACTTGGTGTTGTGCCATCAAAAAAAAGATCTTGTTGTGTTCCATTTAAGGCTAAAGATAATGGTTCAGTTGGGCCTTTATAAACAATTATTATGTTTGTAAACTGTTGATTAAAATCATTAGCACCTAATTTTATTAAAGCTACTCCAGAATCAAAACCATTATTAAATCCAACACTTAAACTATTTGTTGATGTTTTTATTGAAATGTAAAATCTTGTATCTCCACCACCGTATATCTGAAATATAATGTCTTCTTCAACACTTTTTACCCAAAAAGATATTGTCCAAGGAGCATCTACAGTTGATGGTAATGGGTTTGATTGTGTAAACACACCACTAGTTAATGGGCCATGATAGCCATCTTGAAAGTTTAAACATTTTTGAACTAGCCCATCAACAAATGTGACAAGACCTCTAGTATTAGAAAAATCTAAGTTTCCTATACTATCATTCAAGTCGCCATTGAATTTCCACTGATGCGTTAATGGCATTTTATGCCCTCATTTGATCATTATTGTTGTCTTCAATTGCTGAACGAATCATTCCTGCAACATTAGTTGTTATACCAGACAATGATTGTTGTATTGCTGCTAGTACGCTTGGGGTATTAAAGCTTACATTCAATGATAATGGTGCAATAGCCAAGTTTATTGTTTTTGGTACACGATCTAGTGCAGATGCTAGATTGTTGACTGCTCTTTCAAAAGCAAGACTACTAGAGTACATTGCTGATGATGAGCTATTCATTAGTGATCCAACTTTATCAATTAATGACATTGATGATGTTATTGTACCAGCAGCTTGTCCAAAAGATGTTCCTAATTGTATTACAGCCGAACTCACAAGTCCTGCTACACCTTGTAAATTTTCGGATGCAGATTGAAGTATTTTAAAATCAACACCTAAAATTGGTCCACTTCCAGAATTAGAACTACCAGTTCCATTTTGATAATAACCAACTTTTCCACCTTTAGCATAATTGTTTACTCTATCTAAAAATGCAGTTCCAACTCTATCTACTGCTGGTTTACTTACAACAAACTCTCCTGGTGTTAACATAGCTGGTTGAGTATCAGTGGTTGAGCCACCGTTGGCAAAAAATCTTCTTGGCTGATTATAGTGCGACATTCTTGCATTTTTAATAGTATCTAAAGCTGTAGCTGCTGCCACATCTGTATTGTTTACCGATAGGTTTCCTAAACCTTTAGTTTGTATTGAAGATATTGCCTGTTGAGCTATGCCCACATTACTTCCTGGAGTATCAGCAAGGCTTCCCATTGCTAATGCTTTGTTAGCACTAACGCCTTGGAATGTTTGATTTCCAGCCTTACTAAAACCAAGTTCATTCATATAGTCTTTAAGACTTACTTTATCAGCGGGTGGTCCACCAATTAATCCAGATATGTATCTGCTTCCAACATCGGACATTTGATAACCACCAATTGGCCCTCTGGAAATTTCTCTATTGTTAAGAATATCTTCGAAAGCCCAATCTTCGAGTGCGAATTTTGTAACACCAGCCATTTTTGGTGAGCCATATCGAGAATCAGATAACGCATTTAGTCCACCAAGATAATCAGGAATTGCATTTCTACCGCTAAAAGAAGTAGAACCATAGCCATCACCACCAAATTCTTTTGAGTGTTTTGGTCCATAGAAACTATTGTAAGTGTATCTTCCATATCCTGGCTTGTTTAAAAATCCTGATCTATCTGCTGCATAATTAGCCAAATTATTAAGAGTGTTTGCGTTACTTCTAGGGTTAAAGTTTTTAGAGGCTAAATAACCCTGTGCCCCTATATCAAAGTCTGTCCTTTGTCTTCCACGAGAGTTAATGTATCCTCTGCCTGGAGATTGTCCAGAAAGCCTAGCATAGTATGGGTTTATAGCTTGAAGATCACCACCACGATATAAGTACTTTACCGCCCCACCACTGTTAAGATTTTGCAAGAGAGGGAGATTAGCAGCAGTTGCCCTAGCATTAACTACATACTCACCAGGAGATAGTATTGCTGGTACAGTATCACTGCCCTTTGCGACAAAGAAGGATGGGTCAGGGTTTGGAGCACTGCTTGGAACAATACCGCCAGAGGCCATAGCTATTGGTTGATCTAAATTATTTTCTTTAGCACCAATCCAATTGTATTTTATACTCTTGTTTTTTTCAAAATAGTCATATATGTTTTTTGAAACCACTTCTTCTTTCTCTGGAATATTTAAATCTTTTTTTATTTTATCTTTATCATATTTAAAGAAGTCCTCTTTGGTTTGTACATTTCCATCATTAGAACTATATTGCAATGCATCAAATTTTGTGTTGAATAAATTGTTGTTGAAGAATGGAACTATTGCAGTAAGTTTTTTACCAAAGTCTTTGCTAAATTGTTCTAATATTAAAGCATTTTCTTTTTGTCTTTTTTCAATTTCAATATTTTGATATTGTGGCAATAGGCCAGCATATTTTATTTCTTCCACACCATAATTTCTATCTTTATAATATTTTTTCTGATTTATATTTTTCATTAATTTAACATAATTTAGCAAATCTGTTTTTGTTGCATCTTCCTCATAAGACCCATTAAATAATTCGTTTTCAATATTTTTTTGTAAATTTTTTCTTTTTTCCTTATCTGTATCTATTTTTCTTGGTTCTGCTCCCTCTAATCCGTCAACTGTATAAGTTGGTTCCATTAAATTAGAAACTTCTTTATATGTTTGATTTATATAGTCATCAAGTCTTCTTCTTTGAATTGGTAATACATAAAGTCCACCTTTTTGTTTTTTTAGTTTTTCACTTGCACTTAATATTGTTTGACCTTCTAAGTTTTCAAGATTTGCAGTAGTTTTTATATTTTGAGCCAACTGTTCTAGCTTTAAATTTTTTCTAAAAACATCATAATTTGTATTTAAATCTTTTATAGAATATTCTTGATCATCTGGCATCTTAACACCAAGTGATTTTGCTATTTCTACTATTTTTTGTTCATTTTGATCGTCAAACAATATTTTTGGTCCAAGCTCTTCAATATTTAATATGTTTTTATCTTGTTTAAACAATCTTCCAAATATTGCACTTTTATCATAGTCGTTTATTTTTTCAACATCACCTTTTCCAAGTTTTTTCAAAATGAAATCTGTGGCTGCATTTTTTGATTCATATTTTTCTCTGATTTTATTAAGTTGTCCTTCACTTGCCCCACTTTTTTGCAAAGGAGTTATTTCTGAGATAAACGACTCTGGCATTCCTCTCTCGCCTTTGCCTTTGTCATCTTTTAACTTTTCAAAAAGTATTGCATCTTCTATTGATGTATAGGGGTTTTCATTAAGATATCTTTGATTTTTTAAATCTCCATATCTCCTATCCGTTACTATTCCATAAGATTCAATTTCATCAGAAAAGTTGTTGAAAAACAAAGATGGGTTTTCTTTGAGTAATTTTGTGTATAATGTATCATCCTTGTCATCAAAAAAAGCAGCATTGTCGGAACCCATACCTCTAGCATCAAACCTTGGTTGTAAATACTTTCTTAGTGTTTTAGCCTCATCGTTTTTTCTTAGTTTTAAATTTCTAGCATATGTATCTCTTAAAAATTTATAAGAAGCAATTAAAAATCCGGCTGCACCACCAAGTAATGTGCCACCAGGAATAGGAATAGCACTTCCAGCAAGTGCTCCAGCAGCTATTGTTCCAAGATAAGAAGCTCCTTGTCCAGCAAGTGTTGTATCAGCATCGCTTTCTCCAAGTATTAAACTTGAACTTTCATATTTTTTCTTGTCGTATAGATTTGCAATTTCTGGAAAAACTGTTCCATAATTTTCAACAACAGATTTAATTTGACCTTGATTTTTGTTAGTGGTCAGAGCCGTTCCTATTTTTTCTAAGTCAGTAGCTGTTTGAGGCAGAAATGCTAATCCTAAAGGTCCAGCAAATGGAGCTACTTTTGGTATTCTTGTAAGACCTTCAAACAGAGGTATAAGTGCTGCTGAAGTTAATGCTTCTGCACCCAACTTTTTCTTAATTTCACTTGGATCAACACCATTCATATAATCAACAATTGATGTTTTAACGAGTGGCAATGCTATTTGTGCATAAGTGCCATATTTTTGTATTGTTTTTCCACCATCGATCATATTGAATTTTGAACTATTGCCAATTATAGTTTTAGAGTTATTGTTTGCTCTAATTAGTTGATTGTTTGTTTCCACAAAACTTGCTTTATTTTTTTCTCTTACTCGTTGGACAGCTTTCATTATTTCATTAATTTTTCTACCTTTTGCAATATCTGGAAATTGATTTTGTACTTGAGCCATTTCACTTGGAGTGACACCGTTTTTTTCTAAAATTTGTCTAACAGTTTTTGGTGCTTCAACAGGTGCATTGTTTTTTGCTGCTGGTTCTGCTTTAGCTGCTTCAGTTGCTTTTGCTGTTTCAGCTTTTGCTGCTGCTTCTGCTGCTATTTGTTCTGGTGTTGGTGGTAGTGGTCCAACTAATTCTGATGGTGGTACTTTGCTTGGTTGAACACCAGTTCTTCCCTCTGTTGTTGTTGGAACAACTGTTCCTTTTCCTGCATCATTTAGATTTGGTTTATTGCCTGTTGTTACATCAACTTTTGGTGGTACTTTGCTTGGTTCAGTTTTATTTGTTATATCTGTTTTTACTGGATCTGGTTTTAAACCATATATCTCTTTTGGAATTTCTTTAGGAATGCCAAGATTTTTTTCGGCTTTTACTTCATCTGGTTTTATATTAAATACATCCCGAACTTTTTTTTCCACTTTCACTTGAACTTTTCCAGCTTTTACTTCACCATCTGGTTTTATTCCAATTACATTTTTATTTTTTGCTGCGTTTTGTCTTTCTATTTCTTTATTAGCATTTTCTATTCTTTTTCTTGCACCTTCTGCTCTTTTAAAACCTTCTACTTCTTGTAAAGCTATATTTTCTAATCTAATGACCTCTCTTGCTTGAGCAAGCGATATTGCTCTTTGTTGTTCTGCACTTTTTATGTTTCGAAAAATGGCTGCTCTTTTAGCATATTCTATTTTTTTAGCTTGAATTTGTTCTACTGATAATCCTTCTGTTCTAAAATTAGCAGTGGCAGCATTTTCTCTTGCGTTGTAAATCTGATTTGCTAAAAGATAAGGGTTTCTGGATTGAATTTCCGCTATTACATTACCAGGAATTGGTGTTTCTCTAGTTAATTTAAGAGGTTTAAGCCCATTTTTAGAAATTAATTTTCTTTCACCATATCTAGCATCCAATTCATTTTGTAAAAACTTGTTGGCATCTGCCTTATACTTTTCTTTTGAAAGTTGTAACTCATTAGGTTTACCCTCTGTAGATTTTTGTGAAGCAGTAACCATTCTTGTTTTTATGTCATTGGCAATATCCAATGCAATTTTTTTAGTTATTGGTTGTGCAATAGGACTTTCTAAAAATCTTGAGGTTTTTTTAAGTGTGGCTTTTATTATGTTTTCTGGAACTTTTTTACTCTTTAAAAATTCGTAAATATTATTATTGGTACTATTTTTAATTGGTTTTTCTATTACAACTGGTTTTGCTTCGTTTGTTTTTGGTTTTGGTATTTCTGAATCTAATGGTGCTGTTAACTGATCTGCCTCATACATAGTTACAAATCTGTTTTGATCAAGCGGACTTAATTTTTTAAATTCATTTACAAAATCTTGCTTGTTTGCAGCAATATTATTATTTGTTTTATCGTTTACAATTCTATTAAATCTTTCTGTTTGTGCTTGTTCTCTATATTTTTTAGGAAGATTTTTATTTTCATATATTTTTTTAAGGTCGCTTAAATTTAAATCTTTTATTTGTTTCATTGAAACATTTTTATTTCGTTCAAAATTAGAAAGATCATTAATTACTTTTTCAACTTTAATAGGATTATTTGATGTTTCTGAAACAACTGGATTTGTTGAAACTTCTGAAGTTGGTTTTCCTGCTCTTTCATCCAATATTTTTTGTAAAACAGCCCTCATTTGTGGAGTGGTATCTGGACTTTTTATACTAGCTTCTATTTGATTGGTTGGAATATTTTTACCCCAATCTACTCCACCAGCTTTATTCATTGGTATTTCGTCTGATTTGCCAATACCAATACTTTTTATAATATTTGACTGAAGCTCACCACTGTTAAAATCGCCAACAATATTACCAATACCCTTGACAGTATTTACGCCAAACTTACCAATACCTTTACCAAGACGACCAAAAAATCCAGCAAATGGTACATTTCTAGTAACTATACCTTTATTAGTTGTGTCTTTTATAAAAGACTCATATGTTTTTACTAAACTTTTTCCTTCTTCGGTATACTTTAAATTTTTAATCATTATCATTCTGTCGGCTGCACTTCCTTTCCTATATTTTTTTTGAGCATCTACATCATCTGGAAATAAACCAGCTATTTTTTGATTAGTTCTATATCTTGATGCTAAAGCAACAGTACCAACAGCAGCAAAAGGAGAAGCAATATACCCTGCCATAATAGCATTTTCCCAAAACTTTTCATTTGCTTGTATAGCTTTCAAATCGTTATCAGCTTTTATTTGTTCTTCTGTTGATTCATATCCTGGTATTACAATTGAATCACTATCTTTGGCTTTAATTGCTTCTTGTCCATATGATTTTCCAGTAGAACCAAATAAAGATGCTGCTGCAACTAATCCTGCACCTATAGATTTTTTAGGATTTAAAAGACCAGCACCAACAAATGCTTTTGCATTAATGTAGGACTTACCAGCTACTTCACTTATGGATGATGTTTTTTTACCTGCTCTTGTCAAAAATTCTTTAAAAAGTTCTGCCTCTTTACCTTTACCAGCCCCTGATAAAAGACCATCTATTGGAATCTGACCTTTATTTCCTTGTAAATCTTTAAGGGCTTGTGCATGAAATCCTAATGCATCTTTACCTAAAATTGGGTTAGCACCATAAGCATTGGCTGCTTTTTGATTAGATAAAAAACTTATCATTCTTTTTAATGAAGCTGCTGGACTTTTTTCTTCAACAATTCTAGCGTGTGTTTCAGCAACTGTTCTTGTTGGTTTAAACAAGTTCTCAAGCGTGTCTAATCCAAGAGATCCAAATATTGAATTTTTAAGCTTGGCTCCAGGTTTTTCAGCAGCATATGTAAGAGCATGACCACCAAATTCATGCCTAGTGGTTTTTCGTGACGATTGGGGCTGGACTGGTCCAGCTTCACCTCGTATTAAAGTTACTGCTGTGTCTCTTTTTATATTGTAAAACCCTCTTGTGCTCTCAAGTTGTTCTGGATTTTTTTCTAATGTAGGCAGAATATCTTGAAACATCTGCATTTTTTTCATAACTCTTCTATCTGGTCCAACATCTTCTGCTGGTTTACTTAAAATTCTTGAAAATTGATTAGCTATTCGTTCTCCAAGGTAGTGTCTTGCTCTTTCTAAAAGATATTCAGTGCCCCTTGTTGCTACGCCAGTTGTGTTAAGTGGGTCCATCCTTTTAATTTTAAGATTACCTGGACCACTATCATTATTCCTAAAAGTTTGTAATATGTTTTGAACACCTGGTTTAGATGAATTTCTCATAAACTCATCTGCTTCACTCATACCTCCCAAGCTTAAATAACTAACCTTACCCCCGCCATTCATATGATCTAAAAGACCCTTATTCTTTTTAGCTTTATCTGCACCAACAATAAATTCTCCAGATTGAACCATAGCTGGAGTTTTACGACCAGCTTGACCGCCCTTAGAAAAACCTAACACTGGAAAATTTTCATCCGCAAGATCAAATCCAAATGTATCACTAAATTTTTTATTTTCTCCAAACTGTACTGGAGCACCATATACTAATAAGCCTTGAAAAAATGGGTCTAATTTTGCCCTTCTTCTATAATATTCTTTGCTATTTCCTTGTGCATCTTTTGCTGTTACATCAAAAACACTTTGATTAGCATTAATATTAGTGTTTTTTTGTTGTTGTGTTAAATCACCACGAATGTACTTGTCTGTAATTCCAGTAATCCACTGATAATGAACTGGTTTAATATTTAATGGCATTCCAAATATAGCTTTTTTATTTAAAGCTTCTTTTTGTTGCGGATTTAAATTATTTGTTTTTAACCCTGCGGTTGTTATATCTTTAATTGGAGTCCAAGGTTCATCAAACGCAGGAGAAACTATTGCACTTGCAATAAACTGTCCACCCTGATAAGGAATATTCGTAAGATTACTATCTCCAGCTTGTATTCTCAAAGAGTTATTTAAAGCATTTCTTCTCCAAGAACCTCTAAGGTTTCCAAATTTTTGTAATATAGCAAGATCAACCCTTCTTTGTCTTTCATCATCTATAATTCTTTTTAATTCAACTGCATTAACAGCAACACCAGCACCAGCAGGACCACCAACAAAAGCACCGCCAGCCAAATATTTAACAGCACCGCCATCATTCATTGCTTTTGTAGGTTTAACTGTTCCACCGCCATTTAAGGCTTGTAGCAAAGGAAGATTTTCAGATGTTGCTTTTGCGTTAACCACATATTCGCCATCATTCAACATAGCTGGTATTGTATCTGGACCTATTGGCTTAAATACTTTTGGATCTGCACCAACTATCGCAGAAGAATGGGTTACCATACCGCCAGTGCTTAATCTCGCTGGTGCAAATGGTATACCTTGTGGTCTAACAAGATTGTTTTGTGCAACTGGTGGATTTGCCACTTGTGGTGGTGCAATAGCATTTACATTTTGAGCATTTGGTACTGGAGGTTTTGGTTTTCCTAAAGCTGCTATTTGAATATTTAATGCTGCTATTTGTGTTGTTGCTGCTGTTGTTTGTGCTTCAAGAATACCCATTTGAGCAGTAAATTGTGTGCCAATAACATTGCCAAGCCTTTTTACATCTTCAGTAGCTTGTGTAAAAGCAGCACCAGTAACATTATTTTTAATTAAATCTGTTACAAAACCACCAACACCACCCTTAGTAGGATCTTGATCTTTAGCTATATCTCTATTGCCTTTTTGATCAGTAGTAATTTTAAGACCTAATGATCCAGCTAAATTTCCTTGAACTTGTTCTTGTTCTGCTCGAAGAGTAGCAAGCCTCTTACCAATAGCAGCAGTTATTATTGATGCTAATTGTGTAGAATCTGTACCACCTTTATTAGCAGCTTGTATTTCTTCAGATAGTTTGCCTAAGTCAATATTGGCAGTTTGAACAGCTTTATTTTGAGCAAGTGCCGATGGTAACTTAGCAGCAAGATTACCGCCAGCCAAAGCGTTAATTGCTATAGCTGTACTATCTTTTCCAACCCCTGGTTGTAATTCTGCTATCTTTTTTCTTTCTTCTTCAGCAAGCAAGAAAGAAGTTATGTCTTTGGTTTTTGGCCTTATCTTATTGTTGTAATAAGCTTGACCACCACCAACCTCTTTATTTTGTATAGCAAGTGCATCTAATGGATTAAATAATGCAACAGACTTTTCTGAAGCTTTCATATCTACTAATTTTGCATTGCTTTCTAATTGAATCTGCTGTTGTTGAGCCACTTGTGGCATTAACAATTGTTGCCCTAGTCTTGTAAAGAAAACTTCATTTTGTGCAGATAGTTTTGTAAAAAATTCTCCCTGCAAAGTTTGCTGATCTTTTATTATATTTATCTGTGCCTGTTCTCTTACCGCCATTACTGCAAGAAGCTGTTGATTTAATTGTGCTAATTGTGGACCAAACTTATCTTGCATTGCTGTTTCTGGTTTAGAAACAAAACCACTTGCTTGTAAAAATTGAGATTTTAATTTTTTGCCTTCATCTCCAGAAAAATCTAAATATTCAAAAATAGCTTTTCTTTGTTCAACATTAAACCTCAAAAGATTTCCACCAATTGATTTTGCTACATTTGCTAATTGACTTCCAGCTTGAAGCCTTTGCAATTGTTCTGGTGACGATGTTAATAATTTTTCACCTTTGTTTTCTGTTTCAGATTGTTTTCTTGCATTATCTTGTTCTTCTTTTGCTATTTCTTGTCTTATTTTTCCAACCCTTTGCTCAATCGCAGAAATCTCTTCGGTTGAATCAGCAAGATTTTTCATAGCTTGGTTAAGAAGAGAAGCCTCTACTTTTAATCTACCTAATTCATTTGTTGCTTCAACATAATCGCCCCTGCCTTCTGTAGCAGTTAATTTTGAATTGTTTTGTTTTGTTTGTGCCTGTTCTGTTCTGGCTCTATTTTGCTCTATTTTTGCTTGTATTTCATCTGGTGTCAATTGTTGACCATTTACATTAACGCCAGCTAATCTAGCCTGTTGTTCTCTAAATGCTTGAGTTTGATCTGCCACATTTGTCATATTCAAACCTATTACATTTTCATTCACATCAGAAAATGGTCTTGCTTTTTTTTGTCTTTTTACCTCATCTTCAATAGCTATATTTGTCCTAATATTTCTTGTTTGCTGTTGAATTTTTGAAAGCTTATCAAATTCCTGCACAGTTGTAAGCGTTGCTTGAACTAATTTATTTATTCCAGCAACATATGTGTCTGCTGCTTTTTCTAAGTTAACCGTTATGGTTTTAAAAGCATTTAAGAATGGATCAGAAACATTTGACATTAATTTTTTTGCAAGTTCATTATAATCGCCACCAGACTCTGAAAGCATTTTTGTAAAGTCTTCACCCATTTTTCCAACGACTGAATTTACATAGCTTTGTATTTGGGTTTCATCAAGACCACCAACACCTTTTAATTGTTGAGTCAAAGCACTACGCAATGCTGATTGTGGATCTTTACCACCACCCATATCATTTGGTCTTATATTCGCAAGAATATTGGGGAGTATTGAAGACATTTCTGCCAATACTGTTCCAGAAGATTGTAGATTTTCTCCCGATGAACCAAGACCGCCAGTAATATTTTTTAAATTAGTCTTAAACCCAGTTGGGTCTATGGAAGGCAATTGAATTTCATTTGATATTTTTTGTTTTTGCGATACTGAAAAATTTGAAGATAGTGAATCAGTTATAGTTTGAAAAGCTGGTGTTAAATTGTTGAGCGTATTAGCAGCATTAGTTGAAGCATCAGCAATAAGAGAAAATGCTATACTTAATTTTTGTGCCCCCTCAATTGCTTGTGCTTGACTTTTAGCAGCATTTTGTTGTTTCTCAAAATCTTTTGCAAATGTTTCAAGCTGTTTTTTAATCTTACTTATTGGTTGATCTAAACCAATTGCCAATCTTGCAATCTGACTTATGTTTGCACTATCTTTAAAAAACCCTTCAATTTCATATGGTTTTCTTTTTCCCTGCTCATCTCTAACAACAGGCGAACTTTTTATATCCTCTTGAAGTTGTTTTGACAAAAGGGCATTTATACCACCAGCTTGTGCAGCATATTGATTTCTTCTTTCTACAGCAGTATTTGTTGCTTCTTGACTTGCATAACTTTTTCTACTAAAAAAGGTAGTAGAAGCTGCACTTTTTGTTGAAATTTCGTCATCAATTTTTGATTGAAGGGTTGTAATTTCATTAAGATTTTCTTGTGATATTTTTCCAAATGATGCAGCAGCAACTTCAAAAGCATTTTTCAACTTATTGCCAGCTTCTTCTAATTTTATGCTTGAGATTTGTTTTTTAGCATCAGTTAAACCTGATACTATACCAGTAAATCCACCAATCAATGCACCAACAGCCATACCAAAAGGACCAGCAAAACTTCCAATCGCCAATCCAGTAGCAGCACCTGTTAAACCACCAGAAATTCCAGCACCAGCCTTTACTATGCTTTCACCTTCTGCTCCACCAGCAACAGCCTTTTTATAATCTTCTGCTTGTGGACCTACTGCTGAAGCTATAAGACCAATACCGCTACTAACAGCAAAAGAACTATTTTGAAGACCTTCTTTTGAAACAAGACCTTTTCCAAAATCAGTAACTTTTCTGAGTATTTTCTTTTGACCTGTTTCTGTATAACCTTGTGTTTTTAACCTATTGGCCAAAACTGGATCATAAAATTCGCCCTTAGATGAAACTTCAAACTTTCTTCTTCCAGCAACGGTTTCCCTAGCCATTTGTTGAGCTTGCTTATTTGCAAACTTTTCATCAAATTCTAAACCTTTTGCTTCAGAAAAAGATTTTATTTGATTAAAATAACCAGCCTTCAATCTTTGAGCAGTATTTTCTCTAATTTCTTTACGAGTGCCACCAGTTGCTTCTTCGCCATAAAGTTTTTTATAATTAGAAAGTTCTTTCCTTATTTCTTTTTTATAAGCATCGCCATAAGTTGATGTTATTACTTTTCCATCTTTTGTAATATTTCCATCTGGATTATCTTTATATTTGTTCTTTAATGCATTAATTTCTGATCCTGTTTTTTCCAGATCTTTTTGTGCCTGATCAACGAATGCTTTATTTCTAGCAGCACTTTGATTTACTTGTTTTAAATTGTTTACACTTTGACCAACATTTTTTTGTGCTTCTGCTGTTGTTGAAGCAGCAGCATCAATACTTGCTTGCTTATTAGCTGCTAAGTTTTCATAGTTTGTTTTAACTCTTGTTGCAGCTTGTATCTTTTTATCAATTGCTTTTTCTTCTCTACTTCCAACAGCAACACCTCTTTTTTGAGTTTCAAGACCTCTAATTTCTTGCTCTTTAGCTTTAGCGTTTGATATGTGTCTAGCTTGAATATCTCTTTCTTCTTGTTCTTTTGCTTTAACATCTTTTAATATTCCCTTTCTTTCTTCCATTGTTTTTAGAATTTCTGCTCTTGCAGCATTTATGTTTTCCTCATTTTTTTGACCTTGAGCAACCTTATTAGCTTGCTGTTTATAAATAGGTTCAAGTGCTTTTACTTGTTTAGTTGTATTGGTAACATCTTCTGCAACAGCTATTGCTTCTTGTCTGTTCTGTCTTTTTTCTGCTTTATTTGTTGGTATCCTAAGTTGTCCTTCAACCTGTTTTGCAATTTTTATTTCTTCTTTTGTTAAACTGCCATAACCACCCCTAGCAAATTTCTTTCTGCCAGTCGTATTCATATGGTCTAAGTTAGGAACTCCAATTTTCTTTGTTTCATCTGGAGTATAAATGTATTCTCCTGGCATAACCAACGATGGAATAACCCCACCACTAGCCCTTCCAAGTCGAGATAAGTTTGAAGCACCTATGCTATTAACTGAAGATTTTTTAATTACATAAGAACCAATTGGCAAATCTAATGGAACACTATCAGTGTTACCAACGCCTGGAACTAAACCTCCAAGAGCTAATTTTTTTTCAAATGATTCGTATACTGATAAATTAGATAAATTAATTGAATCATCTCTTTGATTTTTATAAGAACTTTTTGGATTTATATTAGCAAGTTTTCCCTCATATAATAATGCCTTGGCTATAATTTCTATGTCTGGAACTTGATTTTTCGTTACCTTTGTTTCAATTAACTTATCGTCACCTATAAAATCCATTCCTTGTTGATTTGGAAGTTTTACATAATTAGATGTTTGTGGATTTCTTCTTAATTTTTTAGCAGTATCGGCTTCGCCTAAAGCTCCAGCAATTTGATTGTATTGACTTTGACTACCTTCTCCGATTTTAACCTTAAAATAATTTTCCCCAAGTTGACCTAAAAAATTATCTCTTCCACCCACAACCTTTCTTCCAAAAGCTTTTGTAACAGCAGAATTAGCTTTTTCAACAGCTTTTTGTGGAGTTGATTTAGGATTAGCCATTTCATTTTCATAAACATTTTTTCCAGCGTTTAACATTCTTTCCGAATCTTTTCTATATTTATCATATTTGCCTAATTTATTTCTTTTTATTTGTCCAATAAATTTATACGCATCTAATTCTGGATCATATAAATCATTTAATGATGTTTTACCAGTTTCTTTAATAACATCTAATACTTTTCCACCCATATCAAAACGATTTCTTGGAATAACCAACTCACCAGGTTCTAACAATGCAGGAACCTTATCTCCCCTACCAACTCCTGGTACAATTCCACCCTTTGCCATTTTAATTATTCCACCAGAAGCTTTTCTTCCCCCAGTTGGCAAAAATGGAGAAAAAGTACTTGGTTGACTTGCTGGTGCAGGAGCAAAAGCCGTACTAGCAAAACCCTTTGTAAAACTAGTTAAACTTTGAACCGTCTTCACTGCTGCAATAGCAGTTATAACTGGCAAAATTCCTTTTAAAGAATCAGCAAGTGCAATACCAGCAGAAGCAGCACCAAGAAGTAAATCTATGAGCGATCTAAACGAAGATGTATTGGTAAGATTTCTAATAAAATCTGCAAATTCTTCTTTAACCTTTTGTATTTTTACGCCAAAAGCCTCTTGTGCTTGTGCAGCATTTAGAGCAAGAGAAGCACCACCTATTTGGGCGATACCTAAAGCTTTCTGTGCGACACCAAATTCTTGAATAAGTGGTATAACCTTGGAGATCTGCCTATATCCACCAAGTTCTTCGATAATGGCACTAAACCTTGGATCAGTAGATCTAAGCTCATTAAGAGCACCAGAAAGCCTTTTAACAGCCTCATATGGTCCAACAAATTGATTTGCAAGACCCAAATCGCCAGCAGCCCTAGCTTCGTCTGCCGTATATCTTAGCTGTACGCCAATATCCTTAAGTGCTTCAACAGTTTCATTACGCTGTACCCTAGTAAATATAGTTCTAAGGCCAGTACCAATACTTTCTGCACTTTCTCTAGTTGTTTGCCTAATTGATGTGAATAATGCTAAAAATTCATTTAAGTCACCGCCAGCAGATTTAAAAGCACCACCAGCTTTACGAACACCTTCAATTAAGTCTTGAGCTTCAACAGCAAATTCAGCAGCAACAGCATTGATTGCACCGAGAGCATTACCCAAGTCTTTTGCACTTATGCCAAACTGATTCATAACCGCAATAGCACCTTCGGTAGTATCTCTCAGGTTGTCAAAGCTTGGGGCTAATGCAGCTTGAGCCAATGCTTCAAGTGCAACCTTAGTGTCTGCTAAACTTAAGTTAGCTTGTTTTAATGTCACTGCCGTTGTAAGCAGGTCTTTGCTGGAAACGCCATAATTCTTTGACAGTCTACTTACTTCATTACCTACAGCACCAACTTGTCCAACACTGTCTGTAGAAACCTGAGTCAATCTAACCATTTCACGATCAAACTCTACAGCAGCAGTTAATGCTTGCTTTAGAGAAGATGTAAAAGTGATAATAGCTCCAGCAGTAAGTGTAAAAGCAACAAATCTTTTAGCAGCTAAACCTGACTGTCTACCAAACTGTTCCATAGCAGTACTAGCTTCTGCTGCTTGCACTTTAATATATCTTAAATTATCTGCATCATTTTTTGGTATACCCAAAGATACTGCACCAACATCTTTCAATTGACTATTGATAGTGTTAGCAGCATTTTTTAAAGATGCCGTATTTAATGCTACACTCAACTGTGCCGTTAAATTAAAAGCCATTTTTTCACCCCAATAAAAAAGGGCAGGGAATAAGCGTAAATGTACGATTACTCACTACCCATCTTTGAAGATACTGTCCGTTATTACTTACTTTCGATATCTTTCTTTTCAACAGGTTCAACCGCTTGAACCTTTTCAGCTTTTTCAGCCAAGGGCTTGCCTTCATCATCCAAGAATGGAGTAAATTCAACAATATACTCCCCTTTTTCATCAACCAGATTGCCATGAATATCAATTAGTTCATCTTTTTCATTGATATATCTGCCATCTTTGTTGACTAATCTTCCTTCGGAATCAACCCTGTGGCCACTTTTATTAACAAAATTCAAGTCTTGATCTACAAACTTGTACTTCTTAAGAAATTCATTCTCTGGAAGCTTTTTTTCGTAGTCTGGATCAAGGTTATACAGCATCAACGCTAGGTTACTTGCTGCTGGATTAGTTACTGGGTCATCATCCCTATTTAGATAGTCTTCATAACTAGCATAATAAGTTTTACCCGTATCTGAATACACCGTACAAGCACTAACCCAGTAATTGAATTGTGCATTATCTGCTTGACCTTCAGCAGTATTTGAATCTAACGAAGAACGCTCAGATGTAAGCGACCTAAGTTCAGCCCTGTCTTTCTTCATTTGAAGGGCTAAGTCCTTTGCCTCAGACAGTTTAATACCGCCAGACTTGATCTTTCTTTCATTAGAATTAATTTTTTCAATTAATTTTTTATACTGAGCTTCCTTATTGTCATCCCACAAGTTCTGCTCTCGCATCACATTGTTTACTTTAGCACGAAGGATAGCACCTGATTCGACTGCATCCCGAAATGCCTTATTGTATGTCTTTTGCCCTTCTTGTCGTTGTTTGACATTAGGGCGAATTACGCACAATTCCATCTCTTTGCTATCAAGAGTTACCTTAAAAACCTTCTTGTTATCGTTGACACTCATCTTTGTCCTCCTTTGTTTTTAGAAAAGTCTGGTGTCTATTCCAAGAAATCGCATACTGGCCCATCTCATTTTCTACTGCTCTTATTTGATGATTACCGTTGTTGAGTACTGCCGTTCTACATTCTTCCCATAATTGCTTCCATTCTAACTGTTCATCTGTCAGTTCACTTTCTGGCAAGCGATGCCCCCAAAGCTCTCCAAAATTTTGCTCAAAAGAAGATAACGCACCAATAAAGGCAGTCCTAACTTTTGTGCTAGTAATTTTAAAAAGCCTAGCTCTTGAATCTGATTGATATTTTTTTTTACCCTTTTCATTTTCCTCCTGACTTAATCTTAACGCATCCTGCATTTGTTTTTCAACATCCATTTTTATCTCCTTAATTTATTAGATTGCATCTGTAAATCAAGTTTTGTATCTGGCATGTCTACTTCGTTTAAAAAACCCTTTTCTTGAATCATTTTCAATCTTTGTCTTTTTATATTTTTTGCATTATCATCATTCAATGAATCAATTCTTTCTCGATCACTTTTTGATTGCCCTATAACAAAAACTTCTCCGCTATTCTTAATCTTATCATTAGATATCAGGTCTTCTACTTGTAATTTTGTTTGATTTTTCTGTCTTTCTTTCCTTTGCACAATCATCCATCCATCTATCAAGTCATCATCGTCAACTATTTCCTGCTGTGGACAACTTGGGTGTTCATAAATATTATCATACATAGTAGACCAAATCACTAAAGATTTTTGATCTTCTGTTAAATCTACGGTTGGAACACCAAAAACTTCTCGTTCACACTTCTTGCAAGACCAAGTAGATCTCCAAGGCTCTGTTCTAGCCATCTCCCTAAAGTCTTCTTCGCTTATTCTACTGTCTATAAAAATTGTTGTAACTTCTTCTAGCAAAGGTTCTACATTTTTCCAAAAGTCATCGTTTTCCCAAACCCTAGTGCCATCTTCATTATATAGGCTTTTACCAACTAGATAACGAATCCTCATCATTGAGGCTGTTCCAGAACACGATAGGTGATTGTAGTAATTTTTTTGTTGTAGTAACTCAGACATTTTTTCTTTTGCCATACTTAAAAATTTTCTAAGAACTTTTCTTTCTTCAGATTTGAAAGCTGCTTGAAAAAGTTTTACTTTATAGTCTTCTATATCTTGTTGAACTTGTTTTAAGTCGTTTTCTTTTTCTTCAGACCAAATTGAGTTTTCGTATAAAAATTCTTTTATTTCTTTGTCGTTATATAAACCATCTAATTCAGCATCTCGCAATGCTTCTAAATATATCTCTTGTGCGATATGTCTTGTATGGCGATCTGGTTGTTTTATTAGATAAACTTTTCCGTTTACTTTGCAACGAAAAAATCCAGAAATGATTCTACTAATGTAGAGTTCCTTTATTGCCTGTTCCATCCAATGTTCCTAAAAATTAAAGGAGTCGCAAGGGTTACTTGCGACTCGTTTATTAAATCAATTAACCGTTACGAAAAAGAACCAGGATCTTTAGTGTGCGTAACCTTGAAATCATTAAAGGTCTGGAAGCTGTAAGTAACAGTAGCATTGCCACCGTCAGTTCCACCACCTTGATAATTAGCAGACTGCAACTTGTTCTTGCCACCAAGATCAATAACAGTGCCTTCGGTTAAATACAACTTAATGGTTTCATCATTAAGGTTTTTACCGTTACCAAGAACACCATCTTCAGTTGCACCAATTTGATCACCGTTCTTGCTTATAACTGCCAATTCGCAAGTAACTGCTACTGGAAATTTAACATAACGGAAATATGGTGCTTTGCGACCAAGCTCAAGAATCTGTTCACGACCAAGATTAGCAGAGGTCGAAAAAGATTGGAAAGATGTTTTATAGCACTTAAGAATACTATCCAAAGTGTTTTTACCTGTTCCATCAATACCAGGAATACATTTTGGAAACAATGATTGAGCCATGTCAACATGTTGCCTACGAGCAATACCAGAGGCAATTTGACCAGCAGATGCAGTTGCATCATCATATGGATCAGCATCCCAAGTACTTCCTGGAACAGCACCTGTTCCTGGAACATCTACTGGTTGGAAATCAGCAGTCCAAGTAGTGCCAGTTGACCAAGTTTTATTGTTGGCAACCAAAGTTACTGATTCAGTAGCATTTCCATCTACTGCAACTTTATAGCTAACTTGGCTAACAAAACAACCAGAGATAAAGCAAGTTGTGTTTGGTGTTCCAGAAGCAGCTTCAAAAGTATCATCAACAATAGAAAGTGCTAGGCCAGCTTTTGCATTAGATCTACCAACAAGGGTAGCACTAGTGGAACCATCACTGGTAGCAAGATGATAAATCAATGGGAAACCATCAAGAACTTTTTCAAGAGTTATTTCAACATCTGGAATATTTTCGATGTTTTCATAGATTGAAATCATACCGATTTCAAAAACTTGTTCAAGATTAAAGGTGGTATTAATACCAACGCTTTGTAAACCACGAATTTCACGGAAGTTTGCACTATTAAGTTCAACACCGTCACCGCCAATACCTACAGCTTGGCAAGCATAAAAAATTCTTCTATTTGACATTTCTTTTCTCCTAAGTGTATTGTCTGTCCAAACAAAACTGCCCCTCACCTAACAAATACACCAAAATCATAAAGAATCTATTGAGAAAGTAACCCTAATGGTTGCTGCAAACATTGGTGGTGCAGTAATTTGCTCTTGAGATCTAATTTTATCCCAAGAAACAGGCTGCAAACTGTATCCAGTGGTCAACATTTGATCATAAGTTATACCAGAAGGTGCTATATTGCCTTCAAAATTAAGAGGGTATTTATTATCTGCCAATAATTTTTTCTTATTTATTAAAGATATCCTTTTTTGATACTGATTTACAATTATGTCGTGTATTTGTTTTCTATCCCAAGGTGTTTCCGCTATAACATGCATAAAAACATCTTGATAATGAACCCTATTTATTGAACCAAGTTCATATGGTTTCATATTTACTGCTGGTAATGACTCTAAAACAACAGCAGGAAGCTGCACCCTATTCATTGCCAAAATATCCCAAGTTCCAGAACCCTTCTGAGAAAATTGAACATCATCCCCACGAAAACTGTTGAATTGCACAGATTGAAACCAATTGGTGTCTGATGATGCAACCCTAACATTTCTATATGAATGAGCACATTTAACAACTGAAGTTGCTGGTAGTGCTGTGTTAAATACTATTTTGCCTTCTGGATAGTTTATTTTAAAACCAGAGGGGCCAGTAGTAGTATTTTCATAAAAGCTATTGTTTACAAAAACACCACTAATAGATATCGGCTGAGTTGTATAATCAATAGATGATTCCCAAACCCATTCAGACCTGATGCCTTCCCAAGCTTTTCCTGATGTATATCTTGGATCTCTTGCCAATCTAAGCTTATAAGGCTCAAAAGAATGTGATCCAACACCAGATGGGTATGTTCCAGTAGGTATAACAACATTAGTAAAAGCACCAATGTTCAAAAAAGCTGCTTGCATAAACATATAAACAGACGATTCTAATGTGTCTGAAAATAATGGGTCGCCATAATTAACAACTCCAGCAAATTTTGACAATGTTCCCATTATTCACCTATATATTTATGTAGTCTTTTATAACTTTTTGAAATAAATTTGATATATTTCCTTCAACTCTTTTAAGAGATCTTGTTATCCAGTTGTCATTTTCTGTTCCAGCATAATCAGGGTCAATACTGAATCCCTTAGTTTTTGATTTAACCATAATAGCCTGTCCAGTCCTTGATGTGTCAAAAAATCCGTACATAACTCTATATCCAGAAATGACTTCCGATGTTCCAGCAGTGAGAAGCCAATCTAACCAATCAACTTTTCCACCCTTAGATTGATAAGAACCCATTGGCAAAGACAATATTGGTTGTATACCATCTTTTAAAACAGTTAATCCTATTCCACCCAAATCATTTCTTCTTGCAGGAAGTTTTCTAAGTTCTATTGAGCTTGCCACTAGTTCAACTATTTGTTCTGCCACTTGTCCAGCATTTGCTAAACCAACATCATAATAAAGAATGCCATCAATATAATTTAAAAGCTCTAAATAAACAATGTCTTGTCTTAAAGCCGTTTTTATTTCTTGCACAAAGAGAGTTCTAGTCTTTCTAATAGCAAAGCTAATAGATTCACCAACAACTTTTACAATTTCTTTGTTTGCAGCACTATAAAATTCATTTTCATCAATCCTAACTGTATATTTATTCATTTAAGCACCCACCCTGCTCCACATTCCTACCCAATACCTGTTTTGAACGATGTTTCCTTGATCAATAGGTTCGCCATAGAGTTCATATGTGAATCTTACCATAGGTTCTAAGCTTATCTGTACAATTAGCTTCCTTGATTGTAAAACATCTGGTAAATCTGAAATATATCCTTTTGTTTGTATCATTCCCGCTGGAACTTGAAGTCCAGAAGGCATTTTAACAAACCATTCTGAAGGGCTATTGCCAATAAGAAGCTTTAAAGGTTTTGTCATTTGTTTAAAATGATAGCCAGAACCATTGCAAGAAGGGCAAATAGAACCATTTGGAAATGGTATAGGTCCACCATTTATCCAGTAGTTTGATGATTTGTTCCCAATTGGGTCCAAAACACAGTTTTCACATATCTCTGGAAGTGCCGGAAATAAAAGAAGACAATCTTTGCCAAGCTGATCTATTAGATCATCTATAGCATCTTGGGCGATTTTTTTAACATCAGCAGAAAGCGTAAATAATTTTGCCATGATGGTGTACTCCTTACAATAAATACACCGATAAAAACTTATGACTTTACTGCTATTAAACACTTATCTGAAATAAACTGAGTCTTGTAGTCTGCAACATCAGAAAAAACTTCTTTAATTTCTTCTTCTGGATGAACAATTATTAAAACATCTCCACTTCTTAAAAACGATGCCTGTTTTTCATAAGCAAAATCTTTTAAATAATCTGGAATATTTTTGTAATTGATTAATAAAACTCTTTCACCATTTTCTGGAGCTTCTATGTTTTCATCTAAGTCTGCAATAATAAAATTAGCATAACCAAATACATCAAGTTCTTTTTTAAGGGTTTCTTTATCTTGATTTTGAAAGTCGTAAACTCTTACGATACCAAGACCTTTTTGGCATAATGCTAATGTGGTTTGAAGACATATGGAAGAAATATCTAAACACCATTTGCCTTTTGCTGCCCAAACAATTTCTCTAATGTCACAAAAATCTAAACCACCAGATACATTATCTAAATGATTTAAATTTGGGTTTACCCTATATGGAATTTCTTTTTTTGTTAAAACAAATGGCATTACATTATTTATTCTTGCTAATTCCGATAATTTTAAATTTTGATTTTTGTTTAATATCAATCTTGCAAAATCTTTACTTATTATTAATGACTTGCTTTGATCTATGTCTACATTATCTGCAATTCTATATGAGAAAAATTCATTTTTTCTTTTAAAAGATTTTTTTTCAATTTCATTTAATGAAGCTATTTTTAAAGTTTTTTGTTTAATAACAATCCATTCATCGATTTTTTCTATAGTTTTTAAATCAATTACTTCACCAGATTTTACAATTAAACAATAATCCTCATCTCTAGAAACAAAGTCTGTCATAGCTGAAATAAAAGACTTGTCTTCTAAGGTTATTTTAGGGTACGCCCAATTAAAATTTTTATAGGTTTCACTATTTTCATCGTCTAATATATAAGCAACTTTACTTGTTTTATAGTCTTTGGCAGGAGAAATTGACATTGGTGTTCCTAAAGCTTTTGAAAACTCATTAAGTATCCCACCTATTTGATTTGTGTTTAAAGACTTCTTAAAAAACTCCAAAACCTCCTGATAATTCATACCCAACTCAGACCATCCAATTAAATAATTTATAATTCTGTCTTTAAGATCTAATGGGTATGGAACACCTTTTGGTCTTGCAAATCTATGAATCCATTTTAACCAAGATAAGCATATGGCTTTTCCACCATTTTGCCTTGTTTTTTCTTGAATGTATCCTTCTTCACCACCAAAACCACGGAAGTTGGAATTAAATTTTGGCCAAGCATCTTTCCTCATGCAAAATAATCCTAGACCCTGCATAGGTATTTCAAACTTTTCTTGAGTTAAATACCTAGAATCTGTTTCCCAAGTTCCATACATTTGTCCACGCCACTCAGGTTTAAAGTGAGTCGATATATTTTTTTGATCATCGTAGAGTAATGGGCCTTGAATTAAATCCTTAGTATCAATGTTTGCATAAATATATTCTTTAAGTTTTTTAACAGCATCCTTAACTAATAAAACATGGCAGTCAATACACATTACAAATTTGCCAGTTGCTACTTCAAACACATGATTTCTTGAGGCAGATGTTCCAATTTTATCTGGCCTATGAAAGTATTTTGCACCAAGAGCATTGCAAGTATTTGCTGTGTCTTTACAAGATTCTTTTTTGGTGTCAACCACAACCAACTCTACATCTTCTAAGTCCTGATATGCTTTTAATGCTTCTAAAGTGAAATAAACCCCATCAAAATCATCGTATGTAGCCATGCCAATTGTAAGAATCATATTTCCTCCTTCTATTTCCTAAAACAAAAAGGCTGCTGTACCTTTATATGATACAACAGCCAATATAGATGATCAACACTTTTTATTAAGCTTCTTTTGCAATAAATCGAGCACCACTTGTGGCACAAATAATGTTAACAGTGGAGGCTGGAATAAAAGCACTATCAAAGACTAAATTGCCACTTGCTGGTATTTTAAAAGAAGAAGTAGTGTTTGCTGGTATTCCAAAATCCACATACATATCGTTGCCTGACTCATTTTGAAAATATAAATAATGCCTGTCATCGTTAGGAGAAAATATTTGCTGACTTGTATTAGAAGCAAGTATGGTTGAAGAACCATCTGAAAAAACTGCTGGCCTTGAAATATCAACGATAGGAATAGCAAAACTTCTTTCTATCGCTGGATAATCCAATGTATCTGATGTCGTAGCTCTTCCTTCGCTAACATAATTGATTATTTGGCCACTTGGATTTCCTTCAGTGGGATTAATTGTTGAATAACCATTTACTATGCCAGCACCAATAATATGAATTGTTCCCATGAAAAAACCCTCGTTATTGAATAAAGTTTCTACCATCTCTACTGTAAGGATAGTACGCCATATCTCTAAAGCCAGCAAAAACTCTGAATGGAGTCATAATGGCTGCACCAGCAATTGTTCCATTTCTGTTTGCCTGATATTCTAGCTTAGTGTCATCATATACTGAACACCAGCCCTTTTCAAGCAATCTAAGTCTACCATCCATTGAGCCACGAAGATCAATAGAAGAACTACCATCTCTAATAGCAATTCCTTGACCAACAGATTTTCTAGTTTCTCCACGATCTATTAAACACGCTGCTTTTATACAAACTAAATTTATAAAATTTTCATCTCTGGTTGATTCTCTATCTACTGGACTTGGTTCAATAGTTAAAGCTTGAATATCAACCCTAAACTTACTAGGAAAATTTAATTCATTTGTAACTAATTGAGCAGCTACTGCCAAAACTTGCGTAAGTCTTTTGTCATTATATGTTTGTGGCGATGAAAGATCGTCTATCAAAACCCTTAACAGTGTTATGAATTCTGCTTGCCAGTACATAATCACCTCGTTATTTAGTAATAATTACAACTAATAATACACCGTATTCTAATCAGTAAATGGTGGAACGATTATAATATTGCCAACTACTAGGGTTATTATGTGACCATTTGACAAAACTGACCTAAATTCATAAGACCATCTACCAGCACCGATCTGCTGAAGTTCTTCATTGCTTAACTCAACCCTTAACGATGTTGCATTGAGCAATTCTGCTGCCTTAGTAAATGTTGGCATTGAATCAATTATAAAACTGGTGGAAGAATCAGTTAGGTCTGGCCAATTTACAGAAGTTATATCTATAGATCTAGACTCTTCTACTAAATAATCATCAGTTAATCTTAATTCTATAGGATCTGCTGGATTAATTGGTATTGGATTTGTTAGCGTAGGAACCCCAGTTCCAGTAGAACTACACCTTGTGCTAATTTTAACATCTATGTTTTCATATTCTTCTGGATTAATAGCTAAAGCACCAAGAAATTCAGTCGCACAATAAAATTTGATAGCACCTCTAAAAGATGTTGGTATTGTTGGAGTAAACAAAAAATAACCGTTGGTCAAATTTACAAATCCAGTTGTATATGGAGTATTGTAATTTGTTCCATCTCCGTTTATTAATTGTGCAGATAAAGTTGTGCAATTTTCATAATTTTTACCAAAAGATAAGCTTATACCCATTTCAAATGCCATGTTAATCTCCAAAAGCAGGAGTTATAATTAAATTACCAATAGCCAATGTCACAATATGTCCACTTAGAAAAACTGCTCTTATTTCGTAAGACCATCTTCCAGCACCAATAGCAGATAATTCAAGATGGTCAAGTTCTAATCTAATTGTGGTTGCATTTATAGCTAAACAAGTTTTTACAAAATTTATTTTGCCATCTACAAAAAATAAAATTGTTATGTTATTTAATACTGGATAATCATTAGATATAAAATCTATAGCTCTTCCATCTACATCGTAGTAATCATCAGTAGCCCTTAATTCTAAGGTTTCTCCAGAATTATATTTTATTGAATTTATATTTGGGGCTAATGTTGTAGTAGTTGTAGTAACTGGTGCAGAAGTAGTCGTTGTTGGACTTACCGTTGTAGTAGTAGTGGTTGGACTTGTAGTTGTTGTGGTGGTGGTAGTTGGTGCTATTGTCGTTGTGGTTGGACTAGCGGTTGTAGTCGTTGTAGTCGTTGTGGTTGGACTTGCGGTTGTGCTTGTAGTCGTAGTCGTTGGACTTGCAGTCGTTGTAGTAGTTGGTGCAGCAGTTGTGGTAGTGGTTGTAGTAGTATTTGGATCTGTAGTTGTTGTAGTTCCTTCAATAACATCAATCGTAAGTGCAAAAGATGAACCATCATTCATGTAAAAATTTATTACATATGTTCCAACTGGAGGCGATATGAATTTATAATAAGCAAAATTATCAGATACACATGGATATTCTTGTTCATTTAAAAGATAGAATTTACTTCCGATTGTACCAGTAGTAACAAACTCCATTAAGGCATATTGATTATTTACCTTTTCATATATGCCATATGTATTTTCTGGCGAAGGCAATGGATACCAAGGCCACTGAGTAACAGTACTAAAATTTTCACTATTTATATTTACTTGATATATATCCCTAACCCTAAATTTAAGCTCTAATGTTTCTGAAATACCTATAGTAAAGGATGTTTTAGGTGGAATTTCATCTTGATCAAAGTTGTTTGGATCTACCCAATGAGCTAAAGAATAATCGCATTGTGGATTTGATGTTGTACTAGTTGTAGTTGTAGTTGTAGTTGTGGTAGTCGTTGTAGTTGTGGTAGTTGTGGTAGTTGTTGAAGCAGTAACGCAAACACCATTTACGCAATCTGGATAAGACTCTGGAGGACAATTATAACCACATGATCCACAATTATATTTGTCGCTTAGTATATCTATACATATTCCATTGCAACATGCTTCTCCTGCACCACAAACTATTCCACAATCACCACAATTATTTGTGTCATCTTTAAAATCTATTATTGTTCCATTGCAACATTTTTGAAAACTAGTAACAAGAGATGGATCTGGAAGACATTGACCTTGGCAACAAACACTTGGTGAAGCACAATAACTGCCACATGAACCACAGTTAAGTGGATCTGACTCTAAATCTGCACAATAATTTGTAAAAACATCTCCGTTTTGCGTACAACAATCTTGACCGCTTGGGCAAGCATTTTCACATGAACCACAAGTTGATCCAGATCTACCAGACACTAGTTGTCCATCACAACAAATCATTTGATCAACGCCAAATATGTTATAACAATTTCCACCACAACAATCCCAACCTGGTTCAAAACCACAAAAAACCCCATAACATGGATCAGGATTTGTGGTTGTAGTGGTTGTAGTTGTAGTAGTCGTTGTAGTCGTTGGACTTGCGGTTGTTGTTGTAGTAGTCGGTGCTGAAGTAGTCGTTGTCGTTGGACTAGCGGTTGTAGTCGTTGTCGTTGGACTAGCGGTTGTAGTCGTTGTAGTCGGTGCTGAAGTAGTCGTAGTAGTCGTTGGACTATCGGTTGTAGTCGTTGTAGTCGGTGCTGAAGTAGTCGTAGTAGTCGTAGTAGTCGTTGGACTATCGGTTGTAGTCGTTGTAGTCGGTGCTGAAGTAGTCGTAGTAGTCGTAGTAGTCGTTGGACTATCGGTTGTAGTCGTTGTAGTCGGTGCTGAAGTAGTCGTAGTAGTCGTTGGACTATCGGTTGTTGTTGTAGTAGTCGTTGTCGTTGGACTAGCGGTTGTAGTCGTTGTGGTTGGTGCTGAAGTCGTTGTAGTTGGTTCTGAAGTCGTTGTTACAAAAGAATAACAAGGAGATTCAAAAAACTCATAAAACTCAGTTCCATCATCAGTAGGAGAATCACAAATACATGATGGGTTACAATCACTAAGTTGATACCAATAGCCTCCTGGCCCCAACCATTCCCAAGTACAACCACCAAAACATGTTGTTGTTTCAGTACACACACCGTCTTTACATCTATATGGTGCAACACACACATTCCCACATGATCCACAATTATTATCATCAGACGATCCAGGGTTTCCTAGATTCCAATAGTCAAGAGAAATTGATCCATAAATACCATCATTATTAAGATCGCAACAGACCGTACCTTCTGGCACTGAATCGCCACAAGATGCACAGTTTTCATTTGTTCCTAATGTAATACAATTTCCATAACAACAAACTTCCCCTTCTGCACAAATTATTCCACAACCACCACAATTATTATTGTTAGAAAGCAAATCTGTGCATGATAATCCACCACCAGTAAGATTAGGACAACAATCTTCAAAAGGTGCTTCTAAACATGCATCTCCACACCCGCTACAATTATATCGATCTTTAGGTCTACAATATCCAGAACAATTCCATTCTCCAGGAGCACAAGGATTTGAAGTAGTTGTAGTTGTAGTAGTGGTATTAGTAGTAGTGGGTTGTGGTGTGGTTGGATCTGGAGGTTCTGATGTAAGTGGTGTTCCAGTGGTAGAAGAAGTACCAGTGGTAGAAGAAGTACCAGTGGTAGAAGAAGTACCAGTGGTAGAAGAAGTACTAGTGGTAGAAGAAGTACTAGTTGTTGGTTCTTGAGTTGTAGTTGGGTATATACAAGGATAAGATACGACTTGATTTTCCGTTCCGTTAAAACTAGGAAATCCTTCATATGAACAAAGACATGTGCCATCTTGTGGGCACGAAGATGTCTTTCTCCATGATGTAAAGTAGCCTGGTTCTCCGTAGCCCAAATTCCAGGTCCAACTACAAGAAGATGATGTGCATGTACTAAAATCTCCATAAACCTTTAATTCTTCATTTGTTTCCCAATTTAAACTTCCATCTTTTTCTATTGCCGTATAAGAACAATCACCAAAAAGAAAAATCTCACCTTCATAAGATGGATTAATGCCCAAACTTAGTGGATCAATACAATTAGGCATTTTTAACCCTTAAGAATTGGGTTATTGTTTTTAGATTGAAAGAAATTCATTTTGTACAAACCCATTTGTGTATATGTAAGTACACTCGTTGCTATTTAATACAGTATATTCAACAGCAACAATAGTGTCATTTGTGTAAATAATTTCATTCTGCATTAGTTGTTTCCTTTTTATTCCTTTTAAGTTCATGTAGCTCTCTAGTGTTCAACAATATCTGATTAAGTATGCCCATAGTATTTTCTTGGCTTTTAACCACACTTTCTAGTCCATTTTCTAATCTATCTATAAATTTAATGTGTCTATCATGCAAAGGGAGGATAATCTTTTCGCCTAACCAATTTGCTGCTTTATAGGTTGTCCAAACAAAGAATATTAAGAAACTACAAGAAACACCCAATCGTTCAACTAATAGGACAATTTCTTTTTCATCCATTGTTCTAACCCCCAAATAATGTAGTTGTGCCTACATTAAATTACACCTGTGACACCAACTTCTGTGGCATTCTCTACCACCTTTCTTTTTTCTGCATATATACCAGCTAAAACTGAGCGAGCTTGTCCATATTCTAGTAGAACACCAGTCATTTCTTCTATAGACGAGAAAATAACAGGTGTATTATCCATGCTAATTAGGTGTGGAAGTTCTAGGCCCAATGCTGCTGCCTCTTTTGCAAGAGAAAACACGCCCACAAGAAGTGCAACATCAGAGGGAGAAATGCCTAAACGATAGCCACGACCAGAATCCCAACCAACTTTTTCTAAAGCTGCCCATTCATTATCTATATTTTGGAATGACCATGCCTTTGCTTGAGATAGAGCATCTGGAGGTGCAGCAGCTATATAATCCCATGTTTGATCAGATAGTTTAGTTATAAATTTGCCAATTTCTGAGTCAAGTAAAACTGGCATGGTTATATTTCTTGAAACACCATCTGAATTTGTTTTAATTAGATTAATGTTGTATATGTCCTCTGTTGCTATTCCAGAGTTATCTATCCTATTTGTCAGTATGATACTTAAGCTTAACATTTTTGCTCCTATGCTTTTATGATGAAATTAACAACTATCGCTGGTGGAATAATCCCGAATGCAGTTCCACCTCCAGTACTAGAATTAGTAACTGTATGATTATGATTGGAACTTTCAACACCAGTAGTAGTACCATGAATATGACCTTGATGAGCACCTTGCGTATTAGGAGTTCCGTTAGCACTTCTGTTAGCACCATCCCTTAAACCATATGATCCAGATGAACCAACATTTCTTCCCCAACCATGCGTGTGGTCAACAGATACTGTACCACTTGTTCCTGAGTGTGTATGATTTGCAGTTTGTGTTCCTACTGTTGTAGCATGAGTATGAGAAGCCATGTTAGCTTCAGATAAAGTAACTGTTTCTGCTCCTACATTTGAACCCAAAGTTCTAGTAGTTAAAGAAGTTCCTGTTCCTGCACAAATTGGAATTCTACCTCTCATATCAGGCAAAGTAAAAGTATCGTTAGAATTTCCAGAACCATAAGTAGTTCCAATTACTTTAAATAAATCGCCATAAGTCTTTCTGCTAATAGCACTTCCATTGCATAAAAGCCATCCGTTAGGAACTACAGATCCAGCAAAAAATCTTATAACACCAATAGGAGTAAAAGATGATTGCAAGCCTTGAAACGAACTTCCTTTTGGGGAGTTGGTTGGTATCATGCTGTAAGAAAAAGATCCAGCCAATTGCTCACCTATATTTTAATAATGAAATTAACAACTATTGACGGAGGCATAATTCCAAAAGCTGTTCCACTTCCAGTATTTGAGTTTGTTACTGAGTGTGTGTGATTAGCACTTTCTGTTCCTGTTGTAGTAGCATGAGTATGATTTTGCTGAATGCCACCAGTACTAGGTTGACCAGAACTACTAGCTGTTCCTGAGTCCATTAATCCGTAAGAGCCAGATGTACCCGCAGTATGACTAAAGTTGTGTACATGATTTGCACTTTCACCACCACTTGTTCCTGTGTGTGTATGCGTAACACTTTCTGTTCCAACCGTAGTTGCATGTGTGTGAGAAGGCAAGTTAGTTTCGGCCAATGTAGCTGTTTCTGCACCAAAAGTTGCTGCTAATGTCCTTGTGGTTAAACTAGAACCAGAACCAACACCAATAGGTAGTCTTCCTCTCATGTCTGGTAAAGTAAATGTGCTATTAGAATTACCAACGCCATAAGTAGTGCCTATGACTTTAAACAAATCACTAAAAGCTACCCTACTAACAATACTTCCATCACAAATTAACCATCCGATTGGAGCAACAGAACCAGCAAACATTTCTATTATACCAGTCGGTATGATTGGTGTTTTTATAGGCTCAAATGAACTTCCCTTTGGAGAGTTAGTAGGCATCGAATTATAAGAAAAAGATCCAGCCAATTTTTCACCTATATTTTAATAATAAAATTAACGGCTATTGATGGTGGCATAATACCAAATGGTGTTCCACTACCTGTGTTTGAATTAGTAACACTATGTGTATGTGTAGCACTTTGAGTTCCAAATGTGGTTGAATGAGTGTGACCAACAGAATTCCCACCTGTTTGTGGTGTTCCCGAACTACTAGCAGTAAGCGAATCTATAATCCCAACTTGTGAACCAGTAGTTCCTATAGGTTTGTTATAACTATGTGTATGATTTACGCTTTGATCACCGCTTGTTCCTGTGTGAGTATGATTAGCACTTTGTGTTCCAACTGTAGCGGTATGGGTATGTGGTGGAAGATTTGTTTGTGCTAATGTTACTGTCTCTGCACCCAAATTCGCCCCTAAAGTTCTAGTGGTAAGCGATGTGCCTGTTCCAGCACCGATAGGTAATCGCCCTCTCATATCTGGTAATGTAAATGTAGTATTAGAATTACCAGCCCCATATGTAGTTCCTATTACTTTAAATAAGTCGTCATAAGTCCTTCTACTAACAGTACTTCCGTCACATATTAGCCAGCCATTTGGAGCAGTAGAACCAGCAAACATTTGAATGATACCAGATGATATAAAAGTGTCTTGAACTGCTTGAAACGCAGAACCCTTTGGCGAATTACTTGGTATCATGCCATAGTTAAACGCTCCAGCCATTAATAGCTTCCCCCCATTACACAAACTTGCAATGCGGTAGTACTAGCAGTAGTAGTAACACTAACAGAGGCAAAAAGCTTAAATGTAGATGGTAAAACAAGAGGGTTGGCAAAAGTCAAAGTAGTTGTAAATCCAGCTACAGTAGTGGATGGAGTTACAGCAGTCACAAGTATTTCTGTAAACAAATAAGCTGTAGTTCCATCCCATACCCATATGCCTACGATATTGCCAGCAGTCGCAGAAGTAAAAGAGGTGGAGCAAGCATTAACTTGAATTGAATCAATTCTTAATCCATTAGTAGAAGTTGGTACAACCTCTACAATATTTGCTGCTGCAAGACTAGCAGTTGCTGTTGGGCCTCTAGTGGTACAAGCTGTTTGTGCTGCAAGAGTTTTTGCAACAAAGTATGGTGCTTGAGCAAAGATAGGCGTTGATGTGACTGGCATTATAAACCTCCAAAGTTGTTAGCTAAGAAAACATTGCTTGCTGCTGATGGGGCGGTTGACCAAGACAATACGCCAGCACCACTAGTAATTATTACTCCACCATTAGCACCATCTGTAGTTGGCAAAGTCCATATTACATTACTTGCTATATTATCTCCAGCTTTAAATCCTACATAGTTTGTTCCATTAGCTGCTAGTTCATAGAACCTTAATTCGCTTGTATTGCCAGCAGAAGTATTAAAAGGAGTTAGATTTAAAGACCTTGCTAAATATAGTGAGTAGTTACTATCAACATAAAGTAGCTTAGTTTCACCAAAGTTTTGTATTCTGAATAGATCTCCTGACTGAGAAGAAGAGCCTCGTATAACTATACCAACGCCAGCATCGGTTCCTGTTAGAACACGAAGTGCATAGGCGTTAGTTAAAGTTAGATTAGTTCCAGCAATAGGAGCAGAATCAATCTGTATTGTTGCAGCATTTGTAAATGTACTCGCACTTACCGCACTATAAGTTGGGGCAGATATTTTTATTGCTCTTTGAGAACTTAAAAAACCAGCGGAAAATTGAACGGTTCTATTAAGATTTAGAAAAACATCGCTATATTCTGTAGCTGCTGTCAAAGCAGTATGATTAGGAGCAGTAACTGTAACTGAAGAAGGCTGTGTTCCTGTGCCAACAGTAGGACTTATAGCAAGCACTGGAGTAGTTACTGTTGTGCCATTAAAAGTAAAGCTTGAAGATCCAGCAGCAGCATTGCTTCCGTCTTTGTAGACAACCTGATTTGCTGATCCAGCAACTGGGCCAGTTAAACCTTGTAGTCCTTGGTTTCCTTGAGAACCTTGATCTCCTTGATTCCCTTGACCTTGATCACCTTGCGAGCCTTGGTAACCTTGATCTCCCTGCCATCCCTGATCTCCCTGATGACCTTGCCAACCTTGATGCCCTTGATCGCCCTGTTCACCCTGCCAACCTTGATTGCCCTGATGACCTTGGTCGCCCTGTTCTCCTTGGTATCCCTGATAACCTTGCCAGCCATACATACCTTGATCACCTTGTGACCCTTGCCATCCTTGCCAGCCATACATACCTTGATCGCCTTGATTTCCTTGATAACCCTGCCATCCATAGTTGCCTTGATCACCTTGATTTCCTTGTAATCCTTGTTCACCTTGCCATCCATAATTTCCTTGATCACCTTGATTTCCTTGATCACCCTGATTACCATAATTACCTTGATTTCCTTGTTCGCCTTGTGAACCTTGTTCTCCTTGATTTCCTTGGTTTCCTGTTCCAGTTACACCTTGAAAACCTTGTCTTCCTTGAAAACCTTGGTTACCTTGATTTCCAATAATGCCTTGTAACCCCTGATTTCCTTGGAAACCTTGTCTTCCTTGATATCCTTGTTCTCCTTGAAAGCCTTGATTGCCAACAATTCCTTGAAAACCTTGTCTTCCTTGAAAACCTTGAAATCCTTGAGATCCTTGAGATCCTTGAACTCCTTGTTCTCCTTGAAATCCTTGATTACCTTGATTGCCTTGATAACCTTGATAGCCCCTAAAGCCTTGATATCCTTGAGATCCTTGAGATCCTTGATATCCTTGAGATCCTTGAAAGCCTTGAAAGCCTTGATTTCCAGTTCCAGTTAAACCTTGAAAACCTTGTCTACCTTGAGAACCTTGATTGCCTTGATTGCCTGTTAAACCTTGAAAACCCTGTCTGCCTTGAAATCCTTGATTCCCTATTGATCCTTGAAAACCTTGTCTGCCTTGATTTCCAGTACTTCCAGATAAACCTTGATCGCCTTGATTTCCTGTTGCTCCAACAACTCCTTGATTGCCTTGAAATCCTTGTGAACCTACATCTCCTTGATCTCCTTGGTTTCCTTGATTTCCTTGATCTCCTTGACTTCCCTGATAACCTTGATTGCCTTGATTGCCTTGATATCCTTGGTCGCCCTGATTGCCTTGATCTCCATAAAATCCTTGATTACCCTGCGATCCTTGATCTCCTTGTTCTCCTTGGTTACCTTGCGACCCTTGATCACCTTGATCGCCTTGATCGCCTTGATCCCCTTGACTTCCTTGATATCCTTGAAAACCTTGAAAACCAGTTAAACCTATTTCTCCTTGAAAACCTTGATTGCCCTGATCGCCCTGTTGTCCTTGTTCACCTTGAAATCCTTGATCACCTTGATTTCCTTGAAATCCTTGTTCCCCAACAATTCCTTGAAAACCTTGATCACCTTGATTACCCTGCAATCCTTGCAATCCTTGTGGTCCAGCAACACCTAGTCCAACCCAACCAGTATCGTTGTAAACCCATGTCTTACCATCGAATGTATAAGTGTCATTATTATCGGGATTAATAGGAAAATTTATTGGCATATTGCATATATCCTAAGTTTTTATTATGTAGTTTAATGCTATGCTTGGTTGCATGTTATCATGCGAATAACCACCACCAGTATTGTTGGCATTGCTTATATATGGCGTAAATGTATGGGTATGATCAATGCTAGGACTATCTCCAACCGTACAGTATTGTCCATACTCTGAACCACCAGACACTATAAGTCTTCCTTGATAACCACCACCAAGATTAGCAAATCCATAAGCACCTCTTCCTATTTGACCACCTCCAGCAACCCAAACCGCAGAGTGTGAATGCACTTGATTAGCAGACATACCACCAGTGCTACCACCATATACAGCATTAGGATGAGTATGTGCTGGTATTTGAGATGAATTTAAAGTGACTGTTTCTGTACCTATTTTAACAGCCAATCCCCTATTCGTAAGACCAACACCAGTTCCAACACCAATTATTGTTCTGCCTCTTAAGTCTGGTACTCCAAATGTGCTACCATTTCCTGCACTATATGTTGTTCCAATTACAGTAAATAATGCAGCATAAGTAGTTCTAGAATAAGTATTTGTACCATCACATAATAACCATCCAGCAGGAGCAGTAGTACCAGCAAAAGCAATTATTGATCCTGTTGGATTCGAGCTAACTGCTGGCGAGCTAGTCCAAGTAGAGCCATTGCTTGTAAGAACATTCCCACTTGTTCCAGCAGAAGTAAGCCCAGTTCCACCAGAACCAACAGCAAGAGTAGTCGATAGACCACCAGCAGTAATTGAACTTTGATTTATCCAAGATGGAGCAGATGAACCATTTGATTTTAAAACTTGATCACTAGTTCCTGCTGCTAAAATTGCTGTTGAACTTGTTCCAGATTGATATGGAATACCACCTATAGAACCACCAGAAATATTTATTGCTGTTGTAGCTACACCAGTAGTATTTTGATTAAGCGTAGGTATATCGGCAGGAACTAAAGATCTAAAAGATGGAACACCAGTAGAACCATTTGGGGAAGCAAGTACAGTATTTCCAGATTGATTTACAAATGTAACTGTGAAAGTTCCAGCATTTATAACTGGCGATCCAGAAACATTGAATATGGCTGGTGCAGATAATGATACAGAAGTCACAGAACCACTAGATTGAAAACCTTGGTTTCCTTGATTGCCTTGATTGCCTTGAAAACCTTGATTTCCATTATTTCCAGCCGATCCCTGTGATCCAGTACCACCAGATAAACCCTGATTACCTTGGTAGCCTTGATTACCAAGTATTCCTTGAAATCCTTGTCTGCCTTGAAAACCTTGATCACCTTGTAAGCCTTGATTTCCTTGAGATCCTATCGTTCCAACAGTTCCTTGAAATCCTTGATTACCTTGATTTCCTTGAAAACCTTGAGATCCAGTTATACCCTGTCTTCCTTGATTGCCTTGGTTTCCTTGAGGTCCAACAGAACCTTGAATACCTTGATTTCCTTGGTTACCTTGAGATCCAATAGATCCTTGAACTCCTTGACTTCCTTGACTTCCTTGACTTCCTAAAATACCTTGAAATCCTTGTGGTCCTCTTACAAGACTCACATTCTGCCAATATACTGGAGATGAACCAGTATAAATCAAACCATCGCCTATAGATGCTGTGCCACCAGTTGGATTAGGACATGCCTGAGTAGCTGTTCCTTGATTTACATTTGTGACAATCCACATATCACCTAAAGATGCACCAGCAGTTTCATTGTTAAATATGTTTTCCCATGTTTCTGAACCTTGAATGGTTACGCCAGAACCAGATGTTCCTTGATAGCCTTGATAGCCTTGATAGCCTTGATTTCCTTGATCACCTTGCTCTCCTTGGTATCCTTGATTTCCTTGAAAACCTTGGTTTCCTTGAAAACCTTGATCGCCTTGTTCTCCTTGATCACCTTGATTTCCTTGATCTCCTTGAAATCCTTGATACCCTCTAATTCCTTGATAACCTTGTTCTCCTTGATTACCTTGTTCGCCTTGTTCTCCTTGTTCTCCTTGATTTCCTTGAAATCCTTGATCACCTTGCAGTCCTTGATTACCTTGTTCGCCTTGAAAACCTTGATAACCTTGATCGCCTTGATATCCTTGATCCCCTTGATCTCCTTGATAACCTTGATCGCCTTGATAGCCAATTTCTCCTTGATAGCCCTGATCGCCTTGATAACCTTGTTCTCCCTGATCTCCTTGAACCCCTTGAGATCCTTGAAGACCCAAATCTCCTTGGTATCCTTGATAACCTTGATTTCCTTGTTCGCCTTGGTTCCCTTGTTCACCTTGGTATCCTTGTTCTCCTTGGTATCCTTGGAAACCTTGATTTCCTTGAAAACCTTGTTCTCCTTGATTTCCTTGATCTCCTTGATTACCCTTTTGAACCAATAAAGTCCATCCGTTGTTTGGAGGTGTCGCTCCCAAAGACCAACTTCCAACATTGGTCAATTGATACAATGATCCTTGATAAGTAGCAGCATCATTTAAAACATAGGTAGTTAAAGCAGACCATGTGCCAGTATAAGTATAAGGCACATCTCCCTGATAGCCTTGGTATCCTTGATAACCTTGATTTCCTTGTTCTCCCTGATAGCCCTGATTTCCTTGAAATCCTTGTTGTCCTTGGTATCCTTGTTCACCCTGATAACCTTGATCTCCCTGCGATCCTATGCCACCCTGATCTCCCTGTTCTCCTTGAAAACCTTGCAACCCTTGTTCGCCCTGTTCTCCTTGAAAACCTTGAAAACCAGCACCTTGAAAACCTTGTTCTCCTTGATTTCCTTGTACGCCTTGTGTGCCTTGAGTTCCTTGACTTCCTTGGAAACCAGCACCTTGAAATCCTTGTTCGCCTTTTGCACCTACAAATTGAACCCACTGTGAACTATCTGTATCTACAACATATATGTAAAAAATACCAGTTGATGTATCTATCCAAAGATCGCCAGCAGTTGGCGATAATGGAGCAGTTGGACTTGCAGTATAGACACCCCTATTTATGCCTTGATAACCCTGTTGCCCCTGTTCTCCCTGATACCCTTGATATCCCTGATAGCCAGTATCACCCTTATCACCAGTTCTTGCAAAGGTGAGCAATACTTCATCATCATTAGAAAACGAGCCACTTCCAGATAAATAAGAAATTGTAACATCAAAGAAGCTAGGCTCTTGTTCTGAGGAATTGCTTATAGTGTAAAGTGCAAATACTGTAGAGTCATTTTTCTTAGATAATTTGAAATGACCTTTCATAGTGCTTGTTGAAGCAGAGATTGTGGCTAAGAATAGAGAAAGATCTATGTTTGCATTATTTGGATTATCATCAATTATAACATGCGTAGCTGATGCAAGAGAAGCATTGTTAAATCTTATGTAGTTGTCGCCTGGATCATTGATAAAATAATTATTTGTGTCTATTTTATATTCAACTGTTACACCACCAAAGCTACCAGTTGCTCCCTGATATCCTTGGTCGCCTTGATTTCCATAATTGCCTTGATCGCCTTGTAATCCCTGATCACCTTGTGATCCCTGATCACCTTGATTTCCATGTTCTCCTTGGAATCCTTGATCACCCTGTGAACCTTGTTCACCCTGCGAACCTTGATTTCCCTGATCTCCTTGAAAACCTTGAAATCCCTGTTCTCCTTGATTTCCTTGGAATCCTTGCTCACCTTGAAAACCTTGATCTCCTTGATTCCCTTGAAATCCTTGGTCACCCTGATTGCCTTGATGGCCTTGTTGACCTTGTTCCCCTTGAAATCCTTGATCACCTTGATCACCTTGATTTCCTTGAAAACCCTGTTCTCCTTGAAATCCTTGTTCGCCCTGTTCTCCTTGATGACCTTGGAAACCCTGTTCGCCCTGATGACCTTGTATACCTTGATTTCCTTGATGACCTTGAAATCCTTGTTCGCCTAAAATCCCTTGATAACCTTGATATCCTTGAACGCCCTGATGACCTTGAATGCCTTGGTGACCTTGTAATCCTTGATTACCTTGATATCCTTGATCGCCCTTAAGACCTTGTAAACCTTGATGACCTTGTAAACCTTGATTACCTTGTGACCCCTGCAATCCCTGCAACCCCTGATTACCTTGTGGACCAACTTGTGTATACATCACTTGCATTACAGTTGCAATTACTGATGGTATAGCTGGTGCTGGAGATGTAGATGTGTTCCTTAAAAGTTGAATATTAGTATTATCAGTACTCCACATTATTTCTATATATTCATTAGCAGATGTGGTAGTAAAAAGATAATCCCAAGCAGCAACATTAAATGGGTTATTTGAAGTAACATTTACTTTTGTGGCAGAATCAGCAACATCTACGCCATTTAATTTAAACCAAATCTGTACAGTTTGTCCATTACCACCACCGCCAGAATAATATAATTGAGCAGAAAACTGTAGATCATAAGTTCCAGGATGAGCAACTTTAATCTGAGAGTTTGATTGTATAGAAACGCCATTAGCATCTGGCGTATTGTTAAATGTCATCGCATAAGCTGTAGCTGTTGAAGCAGCAGTCTGAGTTAAATCAGAATAGAAAGATCCGTAATAACCTAAAGCACCACCAGCACCAGTAACGCCCTGATAACCCTGTGGTCCAATACCACCAACTTGTGTAAAGGTTATATCATCAGTTCCAATACGAATACTTCCATCTACATTAGAACCAACACTATTTTGCAAAGAAGAAGTATTATTATTTACTGTTCCAGCTACTATAAATAGATAATCGCCATACTCAACTTGAGCAGCGATATGATTATCAAAGTCTGTTGCTCTGATGAGTTTGTATAAAGCAGATGGTCCACCAGTGGCATCAACTGTATAAATACCATTCTGTCTTGCATCAGATTGATTTTTAACTAATATTCTATCACCAACAGCTACAGCAACACTATCAACAGACAAAGCCCCATTTGTAGTGGCTTGAATATAAGCACCAACGCCAGTACCATTAGATGCATCTGCACTTCCAGCAGTGTAAGTTGGGGAATTATTAAGGGCGGTAGTTGTTGCTAAACGAGCAGATGTGTGAGCGTTTTCCGTGTTCTTTGGTCCTTGAACACCTTGGTAGCCTTGATCCCCTTGATAGCCTTGCTCGCCTTGATAACCCTGATAACCTTGGTCACCCTGTGATCCCTGATCTCCTTGATTTCCTTGGAATCCTTGATCGCCTTGATTACCTTGTTCACCTTGAAATCCTTGTTCACCTTGAAACCCTTGTTCTCCTTGAAAACCTTGATAACCCTGATCTCCTTGAATACCTTGTTCACCTTGATAACCTTGGAATCCTTGATGGCCTTGAATCCCTTGTTCTCCCTGTTCTCCTTGAAAACCTTGATGGCCCTGATTACCTTGGAAACCTTGTTCACCTTGAAATCCTTGATCGCCCTGTGATCCTTGTAAACCTTGAAATCCTTGGTTGCCTTGTTCGCCTTGAAAACCTTGTAATCCTTGATCTCCCTGATTACCTTGTTCACCTTGAAAACCTTGTTCTCCTTGAAACCCTTGATAGCCCTGATCGCCTTGTAATCCCTGTTCACCTTGGAATCCTTGATCACCTTGATTGCCTTGGAAACCCTGATCTCCTTGGAAACCTTGGTCACCCTGATTGCCTTGTAAACCTTGTTGACCTTGGTCACCTTTCTGAGCAATCAATGTCCAAAAAGTTCCTTCTGAGGGCGTATCCCCAAGATTGCCACCATTAGAATGAATGCGATACCAAGTTTGCCCTAAATAAGTTGCTATATCACCTATAGCATACGATGCACCGCCACTGTAAGCACCTGTGAAATTCCATAATGCATCTGATCCTTGATTACCTTGAGAACCTTGTTCACCCTGCCAACCTTGATAACCTTGATTTCCTTGAAACCCTTGTTCACCTTGAAAGCCTTGATTGCCTTGATTGCCTTGTTCACCTTGTAATCCCTGATTTCCTTGTGATCCTTGATCACCTTGGAAACCCTGTTCACCTTGATCACCTTGAAAACCTTGTTCTCCTTGGCCACCTTGATCTCCCTGATTTCCTTGTGAACCTTGATCGCCTTGCGAACCCTGTTCTCCTTGATCACCTTGGTCACCTTGGTCACCTTGATTTCCTTGTGATCCTTGTGATCCTTGATTACCCTGTGATCCTTGATAACCTTGTGAGCCTTGGTTCCCTTGAAAACCCTGATAGCCTTGCGAACCAACAAGACCAATAGACAGAGTAACAAAATCTTCGTTATTTATTACTCCGTATGTACTAACTAGTGTCACATTAAATATTACATAACTTCCATCTACAGTATCATTTGTTGCAGTACCATCTACGCAAGAAGTTATTTGATAAGTAACATATGTTGAAGGATTGGCTTGATGGGTTAAAGTTAAATAACCACTCTGAATACTTAAAAATAAATCATGTAGGGTAGTATTTATTCCGTATGGATTATCATCTACTTTAACCTGAGTAGCCGAAGTAAAAGGATCAGCATTAAAACTTATATAGTCATTAGTAGGATCAAGATCTGTAAGAGTTGTTGTATTTACCTTGTATGTCCAAGACAATGCAGCAATTCCACGCTCGCCTTGATCTCCCTGATTTCCTTGCGAGCCTTGTTCGCCTTGCCAACCTTGATAACCTTGTTCCCCTTGTGATCCTTGATTACCCTGTTCTCCTTGATTACCTTGATCTCCTTGATTTCCCTGTTCACCTTGTTCTCCTTGAAAACCTTGGTCGCCTTGATCTCCTTGATCACCCTGATTTCCTTGTGAGCCTTGTTGACCTTGTTCTCCTTGAAATCCTTGGTCGCCTTGATTTCCTTGAAATCCTTGTTCACCCTGCAATCCTTGGTCGCCCTGCGATCCTTGGTCGCCTTGATTTCCCTGTGATCCTTGATCTCCTTGTAAACCTTGTTCACCTTGAAAACCCTGATCACCCTGATCACCCTGTTCTCCTTGAAATCCTTGTGAACCTTGATCTCCTTGATCTCCCTGATTACCTTGTTCGCCTTGGAAACCTTGTTCTCCCTGATTACCTTGAAAGCCCTGTTCTCCTTGAAATCCTTGATTGCCTTGTAAGCCTTGGTCACCTTGAAAACCTTGGTGACCTTGTAAACCTTGATCACCCTGATTTCCTTGAAAACCTTGTTCTCCTTGAAACCCTTGATGTCCTTGGTTTCCTTGTTGTCCTTGGTAACCTTGATTACCTTGCTCACCAACTTTTCCTGCAAGACAAATTGAAAGAGTGTCGTATGTTTTAAATCCAGGACTTGAAGAATGCGTAACAACTGCAACTATATTCCCTGTTGTGGGATTATAGGAAGTTATTCGCATGTACTGTATAACATTATCAGTTGGTGCGTATACAGACAGTGTTTGTCCAGCACCAAATGATAAACCTGTTGCTATAGGACTTTGATAATAATTTTCACCAACTGTTTGAAAATAATATTCGCCTGTGTTTTGCGTAGTGCAAATTAAAGGTGTTGTACCTTGAAAACCCTGATCACCCTGTGATCCTTGGTCACCCTGATTGCCTTGATAACCCTGTTCACCTTGATTTCCTTGTTCCCCTTGAAAACCTTGTTCGCCTTGGTGTCCTTGTAAGCCTTGTAAGCCTTGTAAGCCTTGTAAGCCTTGTTCACCTTGCAATCCTTGATCGCCTTGATCTCCCTGTGATCCTTGATTGCCCTGTTCACCTTGAAAACCTTGTCTTCCTTGAAACCCTTGATGACCTTGATCACCCTGTTCTCCCTGATGGCCTTGAAAACCTTGTCTTCCTTGAAAGCCTTGATGGCCTTGCCAACCTTGATCTCCCTGATGACCTTGAAACCCTTGTCTTCCTTGAAAACCTTGGTTTCCTTGTAAACCTTGTAACCCTTGCCTTCCTTGAAATCCTTGTGATCCTTGTGATCCATTTGTTCCTTTTTCAGCAAAAATTGTCCACCAACTATTTTCCGCAGGGGTAACTCCGTCAATAGTTGATATGCAAATCCAAGACGAACCACCATATGTAACCACATCATTTACATAATATTGTGAACTAGGGTTATAGGCTCCACGAAAAGTAAGCCCAACACCAATAGACCCTTGATTACCTTGGTCACCTTGATCTCCTTGTAGACCTTGTTCACCCATTTGTCCTTGATGTCCTTGAACACCAATCATTCCTTGTAAGCCTTGGGAACCTTGAAAACCCTGTTGACCTTGCGATCCAAGAAGATCTGATGTGATAAAATTTTCACCATCAAAAAAAACGGCTTGTCCAGAGGCTGGTACTCCAGAAAAGTCGTCTTGATCTTGTATTCTTGTTATGTTTCTTTGGAAATGCATATTTTATTTTCTCCAAAGATAAATACACCATCTTTTAAGTAATGGCTGGCCACTTTTTAATGGGGCAATCTTGAGTAGCCCAACTAGCTTTTATCTTCAAGTTGCACCCACACTTTGTGCATGTCCAATTTGGGCTATCTTTATTAACTTCTGGACATGTGTCACAAACATCAAGCCTAATTTTTAATTGCTCGTCTGAAACTTTTGGCATACCAGAAGCAACATGCTTAACAGCAGCCTTTGCAAAATTGGCAGCTTTTTCAAAAATATTAGGTTCTTTACTCATAGCACTCTCCTTAAGATTTTATCCTGTGCTATTGTATTAAAAAAAACGACCCCAGTAAATACTGGAGTCGCTATTTTTTTTAAAAAACATGGTCTTAGAGTTGACCAATTAGCACCCTACGGTTATCAAGAACAGCGAAGCCGTGTTCTCCGAAACCATACATGCCCATTCTACGCTGACGATGGAAAGTTGGGTCTTCAAATACTTCGATATCCTGACGAACAGGCATAACAAAGCTATCTGATTTTTCAAGATCAAGACCAACAGCAATTTCCAATTTGCCGTCAGAAAAAGTTCCGCTAAGAACATTTTCATAGTAGTCATTGTAAGCTTGACCAACACCGAGTTCATCGATGTCGTGAAGGTTTACGCCAAAAACTTTGGTCAAACCATAGTCTTGACTTACGAAGATTTCACGCCTTGTGAAATCGTCAGCTTCACCAATATCCCAACTACGAACATCTTCCATAGATTCTGGAGAGAGATATAGGTCAGTAAGCTTACCACGATTAATGGAAGTGCTATTACCACCACCATTCCTACGCATAGAGGTTTTCATAAGAGCTACAAGCCTCTTGCTGAAAACGCCATCTGTGGCAGCAGCGTCATAAACGCCAATTCCACGACCTACACCAGCAGCGAGGATAGTGTGCCAGCCATCGTTGTTCATTTTACGAACAAAGGAGGCTTCAAGAACTTGAAGAGCACGACCAACTAGATCCCAACGAGCATCCCTAGCATATCGCAAGGAGAAATCGATAGAAGAACCAACTTCGAAAGTTGGAACCATTACGAAGTCACCTTCAACATGTCGTTCTGGAATCTTGCCCTGAGAAGGAATCGTATAAGCAACGAAATCTTTTTCAGAACCAGGAGCAAGGAAATCTAATGGGAATTCAATAGATGTACCTGGCTGGAAATTGATAGGTTCAAAGATGCCACCAATGATGTCACCGTTGAGAACGCCTTGTCGCAAAGGAAGGGTTAGTGCCTTTGCAAGTTCGGCTTGAGCAGCAGTCGCATGTTCAAATTGATTGCTTCCAGACTGTTTAAGCAATTCAATCATTTCGGGTGTTGGCTTTTTCATGTTCTTATCTCTCCTTATTAGTTTGGAAGTTCAACATAAACTTTAACATAACCGTTTTCGTCTTTTGCACCAGCAAAAGTTCCAACTCTAGGAGTGGCAACTTCACCACCACTAGCGGAAACAGTTGGGGTTAACAAACCACTAACTGTCAAATAAGCCTTGTCACCAACGGTAGGGTTACCAGTTACTTTATCAGTAACAACATAACCTTTTCGAAGAAGTGGTGCTTTTTCGCCAATTACTTGTTCATCTTTGTGAAAGTTACGGTGAACCCTTGTTTGATCAATGTCAACAAAGTTTGCCAAGCTAAGGCCAGCAACCTTATAGCCCGAAGGACTACCAGATAGATAGCTGCAAAGACCTGGGGTTACAATGCCAGCACCAGAAGCAGCAGTTCCATAAATAAGAACTGTGCCTTTTTCGTGGACATCATTACAAACCAACGAAATGTCGGTTTCATTAATCAAGCGGTCTGGTTTAATTGCCATTAGATTTCTCTCCTTATGCTGTGGCGTGTTTGTCTAAACCAAAATACGAAGCAATTTGCGATGCTACTTGTCTGACTTCACTAGCCACCTCAGAAGTTGCAAGAGCAGCATCATTCTTAACTTCTGCGGTATCCAAAACGGAAATTGAGGCTTTACTAGCTGCTGGATCTTCTTCCATATTGTCTTCTTCTTGATTCTTCATATCCTTCTTTTCAGAAGGATCTTTAGTTTCAATTTCGACTTCTACTTCAGAACCAGCTTTTTTATACTCAGACATTTTTTTGTTCATGTACTCTGACTGATAGCTTACGCTTGAAGCAAAAGCTTCATCAGCAAGAGATTCTAAAGAGTTGACTACATTAATAGCCTCATCTTTATTCATGCCCATCTTTTCCATTACCATAGAAAGACGGTCATTTGCTTTTTTGTCTTTCTTCATAGTGCCAAGTTCATTGGACACAGCATCATAAGAAGTCTTGAGTTCTTCAAGCATCTTTTTAGCTTCTGCCAATTGATTGGCCATGTTTTCTTTTTCTTTGTTTAACATGCCAGATTCAGCATGAAAATCTTCAACTTTCTTATTGGCTTCAGCCAACGAAACATTGAGGTCTTCAAGTTGTTTTTGCATGTCCTCAAATTGATTCTCATTATCTTTCATTTGATCTATCTCCTTTGAAACTATAGTCTCACCTAAATGATACCCCGAATTTGATTTAAAAGCTTCTGTTTCTTGAAAAATAACACTTTCTGGATTAGCTGGCTTGCGAACAAGACCATTACCAGAGAATGTAATATTCTTTAACAGCCTACCAATTTTCATATCTTTATATACGCCATTACCGCCATAAGACCTAAGATATTTGGTTAAAAATGCTGTTTCTTCATTTCTTGCTACAACTCTAGAATTTGCACCTTCGATTATTGCATAGTCAAAAGCGGTAAATAAAGCTTCCATTGAAACAAACCATTTCCCCTGCGAAATTTCAGAAAGAATCTCATTCATTCTTTGTTGTTTTTCTGCATCTTCCCAATATTTGTAAAGAACAGCAGATGTTGCAATGTGAAATTTAGAAGGCAGTTCGTCTATTGTGATACCGTCAGGTATTTTACTGCCATCAACATTAATTGCATTGCAAGATGTTATATGGCCGATTATTTGACTTTGATCATGCTCATAATTGAAAGGCTTATCTTCTGGACTAGTTCTTGCCACCCAAACTTCTGCACGATCAAAAACATCATCGTTTTTGTTCCAACCAGTTGTAACAAGAATAGATTTTAAATAATGTAAATCTACTTGCCCTTTATTTTCAGCAATTGCTTTATAATCTGAAACCTCAAAAGGAATGCAGTCTTCTATTGCTACACAAGACGATATTGTAAGACTAGAAGAAATCTTGTCTTTTAAACCATCTTCTATTTCGGCTTTGTAAATAGCTATATTATTCATTGTTCTGTACCTCAATAGCGTTTAAAAATTTCTTCAAAAATAAATCAGAATTTTTGTGTGATACTATTTCGCCATTTTTTATAGTTTGTCTTCCATCATCGCTCACAATTTCCATTGTGTATTTATAACTGTTAGTTATATCCCTATAAATAAATATTGAAAATATGTCTTCTATTTCAGAATTATTAAAATAAAATTCCAATTTAGATTTTTTAGTATCATAATTAACAATTATTTTTGCCATTACAATCTCCTAAAATAATACACCGAAAAAAATTCAAAACAATTCTGATAAAACTCATACTACCAGAAACATAACAATTAATTGTAGTGTTTTTTGGAATATATTTTATAGGAAACGGAATCATGTTCTCTGAAATATGATCATGCTCAAAAGCTATTCTGTTATAATTAGACATTGCTGTTAAAAAATTATCTATTTTTTTAGAGGCTAAACTTCTTTTCCATATTAATTCTAATATGTTTGGATCATTTTTTTTTACAAAAGGAGGCCAATAATCTTTATTACTACATATAGCAAAACAGTTTGTGTGAAATGCATCTGGCGACCAATAAAAAACAACACCGTTTGCACCACGATTCATTTCATTTATCATTAAATCAAAACCATAATTAGTTATAATTATATCTGATGCTTGAACTATGCAGAAAGAATTTGGATAAGTCCTAAAGACATTTTCTAAACCAAGTCTTATGTTATTCGCCTCATAAAAAGTTGTTGCTACCTTTAAATTTTCTCTTGGTAAAACATGTCTTGTTATTAATAATTCTATTATTTTATCTTCAATCAATTCATTCAATAACCAATATCTACTTGGTTCTGGATCTGCCCAAACTACAAATATGCTTGGAAAATTATTTGCAAAGATACTTTTAGATTTAATATTTTTTATCGAATTAACAAATTCATAGTACCTTCTATGCAATGTTATCAGTATCACCGTTTTCATATGGCATCTCATTTACTCTGTAAATCGCTATTGATGATGCCTCAATCTTTCTTCTCATTTCAGTATTTGGTTGAGTACCTTCTTTTTCTATGTATTTTTTAGTTGCTATACTGACAATAGTTCTTATTTTTAAAGGTATTTCCATATTTGTAGATATTATTCCTTTAATTAAATCCTTGTCTACTTTTTGGTCTGCTTCAATTTGGCAGAGTATATGGAACTTTGTTTTTTCTAAGCTTTCAAATTCTTGAGATGAAAGCTCTCTAAGATTTTTTTTGTTTAAAGAAGATAAATAAGCAGCGTTAACATGCTCAGATATATTTTTTTGACAAAGCTCTGCCCATGCCATTGTATCTACTAATCTAGCAGCAGTTTTTGGAACAATGACTTTCTTTTTTCTTTTTTCAGAATCTTTAACGCCAACTGGTCTTCCTTGTCCAGAAATTCCTTTTGGACTTTGAGAATTATCTTCTGTAGTTGGTTTAGGTTGATCAATCACAGGTGCTGGAGTTTGAACATCTATACCAAAATCTTTTGGTGACATTATACCCATTTGAACCCACATCTTTTTAAGATCATCTTCAACTTGTGGATTATGCCAAGGTCCAGCTTTCTTAGGTATTTTACCACTTTCTCGTTTACGCATTTCACGCTTTCTTCTGACGGTTTCAATCTCAGGAATAAGATCAAACCTTTCTTGAATTGCTTCTTCGCTAATAAGATCACGATCCATAAGATCAATAAGCAATCTTTTTTCAGCAGCTTCATCAGAAAGTGTATGTTGGTCAAATACAATTTGGGCTGGAACTTTAAATCCCATAGCCTGTTGAACAAGCTTGATTTCTTTATCCCAAAACGCAATCATTAAAGAGCGACCATAATCAAGTCTTTCAATCAGCGTTCTTAAGCTGATATAATTATTTGAAAATCCTTGCCCTGCTGGTAAACCAGTTAAAGATGGGGGTATACCCAATCCAGCAAATATTGCATTTAAAATTGGCTTGTATTTTTCTTCGCCTAAAAAAGCTGCAACATCAGTTGATGTTTCTTTAAAATCTAATTCTGGACCCCAAATTAAATCTATTGAACCACCACCAACATTGTTCATAAGCATGTCTGCCAAACGACCTATGGCTGTTTCAGTTGGCAAAATCTTGTGTTCAAGCGAGCCTAATTTCCACACACGAATATGACTAACAGCACCATCTAATGCTGCAAGATCTGCAAGCTTCATCTTCTTAAGCATCATTAAGTCTTCAAGTATGCAATATGTCATGGGCCTTGCCCAAACTTGCCAATCATCTCTTTTATAATAAATAGCACTAGTCTTATCTGCTGGAAGAGGTAAAGCTTTACCGCCCTGAGATACAGATGTTAAACTCTGCAAAGAAATTCCAGCAACCAAATCTTTTTCAATAGTATCTTTTGGATTTTTTATTTTTTTCAGCAAAGATTCTGGAATTCTAACGCCATACCTAAATGAAT